CCTACGCCTACGCCTACGCCTACGCCTACGCCTACGCCTACGCCTACGCCTACGCCTACGCCTACGCCTACGCCTACGCCTACGCCTACGCCTACGCCTACGCCTACGCCTACGCCGTCGCCAATAGCACCGCCGCCACCGCCTGCGCCTGTAGCACCGCCTGCGCCACAGTCGTTGCCTTCAATTACTGTTACGGAACCTACGCCTACGCCTACGCCATCGCCCGTAGCACCGCCTGCGCCTTCACCACCAGCATCAGTAGCACCAGCGCCGTCCCCCGCGCCTTCACCAGCGCCGTCCCCTGCGCCTTCACCGGCAACAGGCCCCGGAGGCGGTCTTCAATTTATTCCGGGTTCTAATCTGAACTTTGCGAGAACGCCAACCGGTCAAACCGTGGATCTAGCTAGTCCGCAAAACAATACTTTGCTGGCTAATTATCCGTGGCTGGCTGGACAGCAAGTGGCTCAAAACACTAACGGGATGGATAGACCGCTGGTACTGATAGACCAATCAACCGGCAGACCTATGCTGGATAACAACGGAAGAATGATACCTGTACCAGATTTAGCGCCAAGAATTACTGACCAACGACAATCATGAACTATCCTTGGACTGTTCCAACATTTCCATGGCTTAGAGACAGGCGCGACGAGATTGCTGCCAAGTTGAAAGATTTTGACTGGTACCGCGAAAAATATCTATGCATTCGTCCGCGCGAAGGTGGCAATCGAAAACTTTTTCGTATCAACGCACCGCAGACAGTTCTGAACCGCAGGCTGTCTACTGAACTCAAACAATTTGGAAACGTCCGTGCTCTGGTTCCTAAAGCGCGTCGTATGGGTGTTAGTACCTATATTAGCGGTCGCTTCTTTCATCGTACCGCTACCCAACGAGGTACGCGTGCTCATGTGGTCGCTCATCGCAACGACAGCGCCACTAACATTCACCGCGAAGTAAAAGAGTTCTACGCCAATTTACCTGAACCGTTGCGACCGTCGCTAGGCGCGTCCAATGCTCGCGAACTGATCTTTGACAAGCTGCAATCAACTTACAAAGTGTCATCTGCTGAAGGTGGTGATATCGGGCGGTCTGACGATACACATCTGTTGCATATGTCAGAAGCGGCCTTCTTCGATAACAGCGAAGACTTGTCATCAGGTTTAATGAAAACTGTGCTGGATATCCCCGGCACTGAAATCATTGTTGAGAGTACCGGCAACGGTGCGAGCGGTATGTTCTTTGATATGTGCGAGCAAGCGTACCGTGACGGTAACAGAGGCTTGTGGCGACTTCATTTTCTGGCGTGGCATCTCATGCCGGAATACATTCATGAAGCGCCATCAGACTGGACCCCGCCGAAGGAATTTGCCGACTACGGCAAGATGCACGGTCTGTCAGCAGCACAGGTTTATTGGTACTGGCGCGAGAATTATACGCTCGCTGTCATGAACGGTGGTCAACCGGATGCCATACACAGACTGACGAGACAGGAATTTCCAGCGACTTATGCCGAATGCTTCATGACTGATAGCACGCTGGACTTCTTTCCAGCGTCGTTGGTACAGGAAGCAATGCTATCAAAAATCGAACCAACAGTAGGTACTCTGAAGATTATTTCGGTTGATCCGGCTGGCGACGGTAGTGATGATCCGTGGGTATGTGACCGTCAAGGCTGTGTCATTGGCAAGCGCATTTGGGGCGCTATCAAATCGAAAGATCAAAATGTTCAGGCTGATTGGCTGGTTGCTGCTTTTCGTCGTTTTACCATGGATGTTATTATTATCGATAGTGGTGGGCTTGGCAAAGGTCTGGTGGATGCTTGTCGCTTACGCATGCGAAACCAAGCTGACAGAATTATTGCCATCAACTTCGGAAGTGGGGCAAACAACAACACCCAATTCGGTAATAAGCGCGCGGAGCTTCATTTCAAATTTCAAATGTGGCTTCAAGGTCAAGTGAACATGCCAAACGACAAGCTGCTGCAAGAGGAATGCGCGTCTTATAAATGGGGTTCTGGCGGGTGTCGCCGCGACGAGTTCTCGCGGCTATTCATGACACCAAAAGAAAAGATCAGATCGGATATCGGACGGTCGCCTGACCGGCTTGATGCCATGGTCAACAGCTTCGGTATCAATGACTACGCGTTGCAGCCTAGTAAGGTCTGATTGTAACTTTGCCCTTTTTCGGCGGACTGTCGATATCAAGCATGTCGGCTTTTACTTCATGCAAGCGGCTTTTGACGCGGTGCTTGTCCGCTAACTTTCTGTGGTCATCGCTGGTCATGCTCTTGGGCTTGGGTTTAATGGTGGCTGCTTTTTTCTTCATACTTTTATTCTCCATCCTGCACCAGAAAATTGTCCCTTGGTAGTTCCGGCATTGATGACAGCTTCTGTGTCTGCGTACTTGGAATTGAACTGTTTATTGCGCGGGTCCATGCTCTGATACATATCGTGCAGGATCTGGCGATTACGCTTCGCGACTAGTTCGCCAATACGCTTGGACCGCGCCATCAAAATTGGCTTGGTAATCTTGCCGCTCTTGTCAGTGCCGGAAACCTTGCCTTCAAACAGCTTGACCATTTCCTGATCGTCAACGACTTGCCAGCCCTTGCGCATGGCTTCGGCCATCTCCTGCGGCACGTCGTTGATGATGTGAAATTCGTAGTCAGAGTATCTTTCACGGTCTGGGATGTAGAGCGGCAACGGGCGGTCGAGTGTCAGTCTGCTGATAATGTCATCAACATTTTGCGGTTCTTTGAAGGGTGATAGCGATGCCATGGCGTTCCCCGCTTCAGGAGCTTCCGGTATGTCGGGCGGCGGATTTGGAATAAGGTTTTCAGGAACGCCAGTAGGAACAAATGGACTGAATTGGGTTTTGGGGGCCATATCAACAGTTCCTACATATGTTTGGTTTGAATGGTTCTGCCGGTGGCAGCGGTGGTTCGTCAGAAGTGAAAGGGACCGGGCACTTTTACCCCTGCTGTTCCCAGCAATGCCAGAATTACCCACAGTACGACCAACACAACGATGACGGTCATTAGCACACGAATGATGGTTCTGAACGGTTCACCAAGCGGGATAAGCGGTAAAAGCTGTTGGACCGCCCACCATACCACACCCAAGATCAGGCATACGATAATGATGCTTATGAGCGTTCCAATGATGCCACTCATTTTTTGTTCCTCTGAGCCGCAGCATAAGCTGTGCCAAGCGCAGTTGCGATGTACTTGTCTTTTTGTTCTTTAGTGGCGTTGCGAGTAAACTTTTCAGCTGCGCTCTTGATCTGATCGGAAATTTCTTTCGGCGCATCAGCCAACTTAATCCAAGGGCCAGAAGTGCGACGGGAAGATGTACGGTTACCTTCAGTAGATGGCGCGTCGGTCTTTCTGCGTTCTGTCTTTCTCTCTTCCTTTTCTTCTTTTTCTTCTTTTTCTTCATCTGGTCTGTCACCAGCTTCAAATTCGTCTTCAACAGCTTCGATAACGGCTTCCGCAAAGTCCTCCGCGCTCTTGAAGCTTTCCGGCTCCATGTTCTTGCCAAACTCAACTGCCTTGGCACTGCGGCGCGGATCTACGCCAAACCAAGACGCCTTCGCTTTGATGGCTGCGCGAATGTCAGTATTGGTAAATTGCACGGGGGCCGATTTGATGGTCTTCAAAGCGAAGTCCTGAAGCCTCTGGGTAGCTTCTCTGGCAGCTTTGATATCACCAGCTTGTACAGCGCTGTCCAATGCATGCGTTAAATTAGCATGCACTTGATTACGCAACATCACTTCCAGATCATCCGCCATTTTGACCGTCCCTGCTATAAACTACGCGTTCGCGAACCCCGGCATCAGGTCCAAGAGGTAAGTCGCCTTGCGCCGCTACCATGCCGAGTTTTTCGTCATCGCCTTCTTCCCACTCTAACGTATCAGGCGCAGGCATGTCAGATGCCGAAATAATCCCGATAACGTCATTGAAAGAAGAGATATATCGCCATCCACCAGTCACAACAATGCCCTTGGATGCCTGAAACATCGTGCCAGCGCCCCAGCGAATGAGCACCCAGTCACCAAGGTTTGCTGTTTGTCGCGACAGTCCCTGACCGTCTTTGTACTGGAAGGCAAGCGGTCCCATAGCGCGAATGATGCCAGACTGTACGCCATGCTGACCTAAGTCACGCCAGATATCCGGCGTGATGACGCTGCCTATTCTTCGTGGCGGCAGCGGCAGCTGGATTGCGATGATATCGCGTGCAGGCTGAACTTTATCGTGTGGAATTTCGAAACCATAAATGCTCATTTTTGTTCCTTATATAGCACTTCCATTAGTTGGTCCGGGGGGAGGTCCCATAGGTGGAGTAATTGGTGATAAGTCACCGCCTGCCCCTGCCTGATCGGGTCCACCGGGCGGTTCGAGAGGAATTCCGCCAATATCTGGTCGAGGCGGCGGCGCAGGAGTGTTTGCAATTGGTGACTGACCGGGTGCCCCAGCCACTCCCGTATCTGATGTTCCGCTACTGGCCGTATCACGGGCTAATTGCTCCATTGTTTTTTCAAGCTGTGCGACTTGTATTCGCATCATATCGATGTTGCCGGGAGCTTGTGCCGCTTCGGCCAGTGCCTTGACGGCAGATGCCAATTGGAAAGCCGACTGAGCATTTGCCTTGATACGGTTGGTCTTTTCTTTTTCTACCGCCATCATGATATCGATCTTCTCTACCGGCGTAGGTTCTGGCTTCGGCGGCGGCGGTGCGATTAGTTTTTCCGGGTTGGGGAAACGCATGGTCTGCGCGTATCGCAGCGCGACTTCATGCGGGTTGAACACCATGGGAAATTGCAGCATGTCATGGTAAGCTTGCGCTACTGCGGCACGATGCATTTCCGTTGCCATAGTCGGATCAGCCGTAACTTCAATCGGGATTTTACCGTCGATGTTTTCCGGCAAGTGATCCAGAGCATCTGCCATAGCGGCGAAAGATCGCATTTCTTCAGTAATGCTGCCGACAATCCGGCGATGGACCGCGCTGTGTTGCTGCGCGCCGTTGTCAATGATGCCTTTCGCTAGAGTGGCGGTCATGCTGGCTGGCGCGTTTTCCAGCAAGTTCAGGGTACCAGCCAAACGGTCACCCAAGGTCATGACCTTTTCGAGTGTCTGAAACATTCCCGGCGTGACTTGCTTAGTGGGGAAGAACGAAACAACATCGTTGATGGCGCGACCGTCTGTATTGAGAGTAGTCAGGCGGTTGCCTTTCAGTTCGATCTTGTCAGGCAGCCCAATGCCACTAATGGCAACAATGCCGCCTGTCTCACTTGAAGACTTGGCAGTGTCATCAATGGCAGCTAGCAGGCGGTCTGCGGTGTGTTCTGTTTTTCCCAATAGCCAGCCAAAGCCGCGTGGAAAGAATGATCCGTTTGTGTTGGGGATCATCTTGTAGGCGTAGTAGCGGCGGGGTGGACGGAACAGCAGTAGTTCTTTTGTGTCAGTGACAGTCTTTCTGGACCAACGCGGAACAGCTTTAACGAGGCACGGTCTGTCTTCAAGATTTACTGTAAACGTCCACGGCTCGTCATAGCCGTCACCATCCATATCAATCCACATATCGGTTTCGTAAAACGAATGTGGCTCTTGTGGATCAACATCATCAAAGTTTGGATCGTAATCAACCCAGTGACCCATTTCGATTGAGCGTTGAATTTCGTAGGGGTACTTGTCTATTTTGTGAGTAATACGCGGTACACGATCTAGCGTCTTTGCAGTTTCATTTATGATGACTTCATTGACGTTCAGGAATGTACTTCGAAACTGTCCGTCATGTTCATCAAACCAGCGTTTGCGCCAAGCCAGACCGGTCACGGCCATGTGCAGGATTAGCGGGTCTGTATCGATTACCCAATCTGGATCTACTGTGCGAAGTTGCGAACACATCCATGAGGCCAGAGGTTCGCCACCGGGTTCAGACGCTTTCACCAAGTCGGGTTCTGAAAGAAGTGATCCGGTAATGCGGGCTGTGGCTTGAATGACCGACGATAGCGTTAGGCATGTGGAAGGTACGCCGCTGTCTTCGCCGCTGCCTTGTTGCTCCATATTCTGGGGCATTGAGCGGTTATCGTCTTTGTCAATTTCGTCAAGATAACCGTTGGCCTTTCCAAGCCATTCCGCCATCGACCGTTCATCGATTTTTACGAGTTCAATAACGTGGTCAGCAATCTGCAAGCGGTCGCTCTCGTTAAGCCGTTCTGCGACGTTTCCGATTTTCTCGGGTGCCTTCAGATCGAGCTTCAACTCGGGGCTTTGAAATTGCATCTGATGATCCTCGGTCGAGTGTATACAATGTCAAGTACTATTTTACAAGATGCCACTAAATATGGTAGGGGTACCTCGCATGCCCGTCTGGGCTGGTCATTTGCATCAAAGCAATAGGAGGCTCCCATTCAGGTCATCGATAGAAGTTTACAGCCGTCCCAGTACTGGCCCGGACTTCATGCGTTGTTTGGTATGGATTACGACAGACTGGCTCCAATCTATACCAGTTTCTTTGACAGCAAGCCGTCAGAGAAAGCATTTGAAGAGTTCATGACTGAACGCGCCGGTCTCGGTCTCGCTGTTCAGCAGCCTGAACTTGAACCAGTTCAGTTTGATTTCCCGAATGAAGGGTATCGCACACAGGTCACCCACGCTAGCTACGGTCTTGGCGTTGCAATTTCCCGCGAAGCAAAAGATGACAATCTCTACGAGGATGTTGCCTCACGCATGATGAAAGAACTGGCGTTCTCCGCGCGCCAGACCGAAGAGTACATCGCACATGCGCCCCTCCAAGTGGCTGTTGATCCTGTCAATGGTATACGTGCTGACGGCGTCCCTCTTGCTTCTGCATCTCATCCTACCGCTGCTGGGCTACAATCCAATCTTCTAGTATCAGCCAACGTTTCTGAACTGGCTTTCGAAAACGCTGTGATCCAGATTGGCTACGCTCGCAACGGTCGCGGCTTCATCATCAACGTACTGCCCAAGTGCGTTATTCTCTCCCCGGAGAGTGGGCCGGAAACCCGCCGCATCCTTGGCTCACCTTTGCAATGGAATGCGTCTACCAACAACATTAACGTTCTGCGGGCGACCGGTGCCTTGCCGGAAGTAATCGAGACCCCGTATCTGGTTTCGAAGGATGACTATTTCATCCAAACCAGCATCCAGAATTTGGATAACGGTGAAGGCTTTACGTTCTGGGAACGCTCTGGTCTTGAAACGCGCGAAGACAGCAACTGGTCCAATCAGGCAGCACTGATTGCGATCTGGTTCCGCTGTTCAGCGTCGATCATCGATTGGCGTTCCGTCTTTATGTCACCGGGTGCGACTTAGTTGCATAATGAACGACCAAAGTTTCCAAGGTTTGAAACATGGGGTGCCTGTTCACGTTGTGGTGCACGGGTACGCTATAGTACGCTTGCTCGCGAGCGACTGACCGGTCTACTCGTTTGTTCCCCCGCGAGCGGTAGACCGGTTAAGCCGTGTCTGGACCCTTGGCCTCAAGTTTATGACTTTCAAGTTTTTCCAGACAATTCTACAGATCCACCCCCAGAGCCTCTACCGGCACGCTGGGGGCTTGATGATATCTTTTCGATAGAGAAGGGCATGAAGCCACACGTAGACGACGCAGCGCGTTTACAAAGTTACATGACCCCGCCACCGAATACGTATTCAACTGGCACTGCGGATTTCGTCAGCTATCAAAGAATGCTTAATCAAAATCAAGACCGCGCTTCGGTACAGTATGTACACCCGGCTAATTATGACGGAACATTCGTACCCAGCAATTCAGTAAGGACGGTCACGCCACCTGACGCGAACAAACAACTTGATATTCTGGAAGCTGATAGTGGTTGGTATCCTCCGTGGGCAGTTAAAAAAGGTGTGTGATGACAACCGCTGCCGACGTTATCACGAATGCGATGCATCTCTATGGCATCATTGACCAGACAGAACAGCCAACGCCTGCTGAATTGTCTAATACCCTAACGGTATTGAATGACATGCTTCGCAGCGAGCATGTAGATGGCGCAGCACAATATCTGATGAAACGCACAACCGCAGTTTTACCAGCGGGTAACGTCGGTTCAATTTATACATTCACAGTCGGTCCCGGTGCGGAAGTCCCGGTTGACGCAGTAGCTATCAAAGCTATCTGGTGCAATGACATTAGCCCCACTGTTAACCGCGAAACGCGACAGGCTCCCATTGCCGATGTAGTGCGTACAACTTTCCCCGGCATCATTACCAAGTGGCACCAAGAACGTCAGATAAATGGTTCTGTTTTAGTGACCGCATGGCAACCGCCGCGTATTTCCACTACGTGCCTGATCGAGTATGGCGGTCGCATAAGCGCGCTGACTGCTGATGACGGATCAGACACTATAGGTCTTCCACCGGAAGGCATTCACGATGTTACGTTGATGCTGGGCAGACGTATTCACGGTACTTATGGACGAAACCCGCAAGCGATTGCCGCGATACTTTCTGACAGTGAAGCAGTGAACCGTCGTTGGAAAGACTGGGCGCGCGGTCAGCAATGGCTAAGGCTTGTGAGAAGCTGAATGGGCGCACTCAACATAATCAGTTCTTTTGCTGACCCTCTTAATCAGGATCAGGGTTCAGCCAAGCTTGTCAATTGCCGGGCTGTTGTACGCAGGCAGGAAGAACAAAAACTGTCAGGAATTCGTCTTGTTGGTTCTCCCGGTTTAAGCAAAGTCTGTAAGCCAACGACATCTTCATGCATCGTATTAAAACAGGCTCTAGGTACTGTATGGTCTGGTCATGCTGACGGTAGTATTTACAGCGGTGTTGAAACAGCTACCCCAGTTCTTAGGGGTACTGTTACAGTTGACCCTGTGTATCCGGTTATTCGTTTTGCTGAAGACCGTACTGCACTAGCAATTGCGTCTAACGCCCCAAGTACTGCTGGTCTTGGTGGGACAGGTTACATAGCAACTATGAGTGCTGGCGTTCTTAACTGTAATTTTTTAGCTACAATCAATTTTGATCCTTCAGCTGTATGTAGCTTGGACAACTATACGATATGGGCTGCTGCGTCGAATTCCATAGGTACGCCGCCTCTCAATCAATCTGATAAAATGTATTCGTCCAAACCCCTTGAGCCAGCTACAGTTATAGCTAATTCGTTTGCTACGGCTGAAGCCAGAGCGGACATGCTTTATGACGTAGTTACTATTGGACGCACGTTCTGGCCTTTTGGTACGCGTTCAATTGAGATGTGGTACAATCAAGGTGGCAGCGCAGATTTCGCTTTCACTTCCTTTACCAATTCCATGCTTGAAGTAGGACTGGCGGCACGTCGCACGCTTGCCAATTTGCATGGAATAGTGATGTGGGTTGCGACAGACCGTCGTGTGTGGATGGGCAAAGGCCAGAGCGGTCAGCCGGTATCGTCTGGCTGGGTTGATTTGTTATTACAGCAAATCGATTTGCAAAAACTGACTGCGTATATGTACGCACAAGGTGGTGATGAATTTTACGTACTTAGTATGGAAAAAGAGTGGTCCATTGAGTTAGCTATTTCCACTATGTCATGGGTTTACCGGCAAACGTATGGCCGCCCAGATCATGCCGGTCGTTGTGCTTTGGAGCATAACAATGGCATTTGCTATGTTGGGCTGGATACCGGCGAGATATGTACAGTCAATCTGGCGACAGCTTCTGAACCAGCTGGCGTGATGCCACGATCTATCATAACGATGTGGATTGGATTGCAAGAATTACGTCATGCCATCAATCAAGTTGATATCACCAGTTACATGGGACCAGACGCGGGGGCATTCACGCTTGATTGGTCAGAAGATCGCGCTATTACATGGCGAGGGCAGCGTACAATTACGTGGCCGGAACCGGGTGCTCGTCGCGCAGTTGCCAGAGCTATGGGTAGCTCCCGTCGCAGACAGCTAAGATTGCAGTACGGTGGTTCTAAAGCGCCATTCGAAATGGACGAATTTTTTGTTCAAGTCAGCGAAGGAAACTAATGGCTGACATTAACAAAAGATACATCCCCCCGCCACCAGCGGAGTTTGCTACGAATGATCCGGTTTTTAACCGATGGCTTCATGACGTAACCGGTCGTTCGCAACTCTTGAACGGAACCGTCGTACCTGATCCGAAACGAGGTATCAATGGTGACTGGTACTGCAACACAACGGCAAAACATATCTACGTCAAAATAGCTAACGCGTGGGTTCTGATAGTGTAGCCCACGGCCAATCATACGATCTTACAATTTCCTGAAATTCTTCGTATGACCGCGCGATGTGATATCTGAAGCCACAATGCTCCCATCGCTTTTGAAAAAGCTTTTGTGGGTCTGACTGTCTGCCGTTGTCTTCTTTCAGTTCAATGGCAATGCCGTGACCGGGGATGAACATCAGGAAGTCGGCCACACCCGGCACCACACCCATTCGCTTCAGCTTCATTGCAACAACAACGTCGCGTGGCTCACCGCTGGGAACGTGAAAGATCAACAGATCAGGATAGTAAGTCTTGACCCATTGCCATGCCTTCATGTGTATTTCTCGTTCAGAAGAAATTCGGTGGGAAAAGTCCTTGGGCGACTGCTTCGCGCTCTCTGGCTTTGATCCAGCTTTCGACTGCGTCTTTGACGCCTTCCGCCCGGTCTTCAATCGCGTCATGGTTTCTTACCAGCCAATCAAGTCTTGCTGCCAAAGCAGCGCTTACCCTTGTTGAAATGACTACGGTTTGGTTGCCGCGTATCCTGCGTCTGGTCATGTTGCCATCTTCTGCTATACTCGGACCAATTTAGTGTATACAATGTAGAAAGTCAATGCAATGGCAGACGACGGCATTCTTGGAGCCATTGGCAGTACACTAGGCGGATTGTTCGGCGGTCTTAGCAGTCTTGCATCAACGCAGGCTGGCGTAAGCGCTGTTGGTGATCTGACAAATATCGGTGCATCGCAAGTAGCTCCATACAATTTCACAGGCGCGAACTATCTTGGACCGGCTGCCAGCCAACTGATAGGCGCAGGCTCTGGCGAGATTGGCATGGGGCGCATTGATGCTCCCTATCAAGCGCCAAACCTCTCTCACAACTTCATGGGAACGACGAGCGCGGACCCTGTGAACTTTCAAGACTTCGCCAAAAACTACAACACTTCCGAAGGTGCCAAGTACCTGATGGAGACCGCTTCGGCCACGCAGGATAATTCAGCAGCTGCCAAGGGCGGTCTTCTATCTGGTGCTAATCTCCGCGCTCAAACCACGCAGCAACTGGGTATCGCCAATCAGGATTTGATGCAGCAATACCAAGGTTATGCAGCGGGACAGCAGCAAGGCTGGCAGCAAAACATGCAGAGCCAGAACCAAGGCTTTCAGCAACAGCTGTCAACCGTGCAGGCAGAACAGGCCGCTCAACAGCAAGACTTCCAGCAACGTGAGACTTCCTATCAGAATATGTACGGTCAGGAAGCTATGGGTCTTCAGGCTGGCATTGCTGAAGCAGGCACGTATGCGCAAGGTGCTCGCGCGATTGGACAGCTGTATCAAGGGCTGTCAAACTCGACCGGACAATCCGGCAGTTCGTTTGGCAGCGCGCTATCAAGTGTCTTTGGCGCTATTGGTAAAGCTTTTGGTCTGTAATTATTTACGCCTCATTTTTAGTTCTCTTAAAACAGCTGAACGCATGAAGTCGCCTTGAAACTCGCCTTCTTTCAGCGCGTCATTAACACGCTTTAAAAATCCGGCAGGCATGCGGACAATCGTCTTGTCTGGAAACATCAGCGGGCGACCGTTGGGACGCTTCACTGCTTTCTTCTTTCTAATAGTGGTCTTCACTTCAGTTCCAATCCAGTTTTCCATTTTCACTTCCTCATTCTCGGGGCACTATAGCCTTCTGCATCAAGCGGCAAGCCTTCAGTCCAGAAGCGTGGTCGCCGCATGATTGTACGCATTTGTTCTTCGCGTTGTTTCGCTACCTCTATTGGCGCTACCGCTATAATGCTATCGTAAACGTCCAGAAGAAGTGTAGTATCCGGCATTTCTTTTTCGATATCGTCTTCGCAAGCGGTAAGAATATCTCTACACATACTCTGACAGGAGATTTCTAGCAAGCTGCCTCCAAAGACTTTCTGGGGCAGCATCGCGCCGAATTTGGCACGAAAGAACCCCATATTGCCTTCTTCATCTACAAAGACCGAATAATGAGGGATGCTGCGGCCACTGGGGAGGGTCATCCAGATAGTAGTGCCGTCTTTCATCAGGGCAATCTTTCCAGCATAGAAAATCAGCCCCGGCTGTTCATAAAAGCAATTGTAAAAAGCGGTCTTCAGTTCACTCCAAAGGCGAACCAGTTGTGGATTGGCTCTGCGATAACTCGCAATGTCATCCTGCGCTTTCTGGTCAGTAATAGCCATTCCTATACGGCGCATGTGCGCCTTGTAGGTTTTCCATCCAAGTTGATAGTTGCCGCCTAGTGTTGTTGTCTTGCCGTCATACCGTTCTTTCGGATGGGTTTTTTCCGTTGCAGCTGTGGGCAAATTCCACATGGTGATGGCATTGTGCATATATAAGTCACCGCCATTGGCGAGGATGCCCAAACGTCCACTGTCACCGGACTGCCACAAGGCCAAACGTAACTCTGCGTTCTTGAGGTCGTTATCAATAATCGCGTACCCGTTCGGCGCAACAATGCATCCGCGTAGTGCATCGGTGAGGGCTGTATTGTCATATTTGAACCCCGCTTTCAGGCCAGCTATGACTTCTTCAACTACGTACTTACGAGAAGGCCGCGCGATGTTAAACATATTCGCGCCTTCTGATGTGCCGCGACCGGAGCGGGCACCATAGTATCGCGTGGCGTCTTTATACCACCCGCTGACATGGCGGTCCAAGAGTGCTTGCGCTTTCATTGGCGCGCTGCCGCCATTTTCTTGTACTACTTCCAGCACTACGCGAACGTCAGGATGTAGTTCCGGGTTATCCAGTGCCTCTGCAATTTCGTGTTTCTTCGTACCTGTTAGCTTGGCTACGCGGGGAAACTCATTAGCCCAATTCAAAATACGTTGACGCTGCGTGACCGCTGTAACAGTGTTGCCGGTAATCTCCCGCAATATTGTGGACGCTTCGCTTTCAATTTCGGAACGTCGCAAGGCAATGGCGGTCGCCAGTTCAATATCAATTGGTAGCCCAATATCATTCTTGCGCCATGACCGTTCGAATATCTTGCGTTCATCCGGGTTGAGTTCTGGCAGCTGTTGATGGGCGGTCATCAGGCAGTTGGTATCCTGAATGTTGTATTTGAGAAGTTCGCGAAACGTTTGTATGTCTTCGTGAAACTTTCCGTCGCGTCCGGGCTTGCATGTTTTCATGACCAAAGCCCGGCCAGCTGGATCTTTACCTCTGAGGTTCAGAGCCATGCACAATTCGTCCAGACCACCCGGCAGCGACAGCGATTGCGCTCGCGCCATGGTGCAGGAAACCTTTGAGACCGGAATGTCTAGAAAAGGGTTCTGACCCTTCAGAATGTTCACGTCGAAACCGGCGTGATGGGCAACGACGCGGTTGCAAGCGTACAGATCAGCAAACAGTTGTGAAATTGGATGGTCCCCAACTGTTGGGTGTACTGGACAGGCAGTTTTCATGGTACCGTTAAAATACCAGACTGCCGTTGTGATCTGAGTGGAAGGATCTAAAGCGTAGCGGCGAGCACCGGCAGCTTTCAGGTCCACTCTGGAACGGGTCTCTAGGTCAACGAACAGCATGGGTACCTCATAAAAAAACCTCCGGTGACTTGGGGGAAGCCACCGGAGGTCATCCCGTAGTGCCTACTGGCGCGGCGGGAAGCCGGTGGGCGCGTTAAACCCACCGGGAGTAGCAAAGCCATTGCCCGCTGGCGGCTGCACAGGCGACGGCGCGAAGCCCGTCTGTGGCCCATTAGAAGGGGACGCAAACCCAGCTTGCGGATGTGGCGTCATAAATGGCCCCGTCGCAGTCTGGACGACAGCCGGTACCGGTGTCGGGGCAAATCCGAAACCCTGTTGCGGTGCGCCGCCGCCCCCAAACCCGGTCACGTTCAGCCCTTGGGCCTTGGCACCCGCCATCAGTTCAGCGGCACTGACCGAAGTACCAATGACGATTTCTTCGCCGGGAGCCATGAACATGACTTTGTTAAGGTAACACTTGACACCACGGGGGTCATTCATCTTGACCGCCAGCGCCGTACCTATGGCAACGTAGTCGCCATTTTTGACTTCAGCTTGGTTTCTCAAAGGGGTTGGTACCCCGTTCTGAACCATGGTGACTTCAATGGCTGACGTAGATGAACCGGTCAGCAACCACTGACCTTTGCGCCACTCTGCCGGTGCTCTGCCAGCTTCGTTTACATCGCCGTCCTTAATCGGCCACTGAACTTGCTGGAACGGCACATGCGACAGCGCCGCAGTATACAGTTCTTGACAGGCACGGGTGAAGTCGGCCAGAGCCGGTTCTTCAAACCAGTTTGCACGGGTTTTCTTGATAATGACCGAAGCCAGATAGTTGGGCTTCTCGGTGGGCTTACCCATGTATTCGCGGGAAGGTATCCACAAGTTACGCATGCCGATAATGCGGGCGTCATAGATAGCAGCGGTCTTATAAACACGTCCAGCCATGTGAATTCTCCATTCAAGAGTTCAAAGTTCAGCGATAGCATTATCGTATAGTAAAGTTAGACTGTCAAGTCCACTTCATACGTCCGTTTTTCGACGGCATCTTGAAACGGTAGTACACTTTCTTGTCTTCTACGATACGTTCAGCTTTGCCAGCTTTAATAAGCTTGTTGATGCGCCGCCGCACATCCCACCCAGTAGGTTCTGTCTTGTATTCCATGTCAGTGAGGAAGTAACAAAGTTCATTCCAGCGAAATGTGTGAGTAGTCATGTCAAATGCTCCCTATTAGGTTTCGAAAAATTTTTCCCAAAAAATTCTTCATTTTCAGCTTCCCACAAATCAATAGCTTGCTTTCATTTCCGGCTCTGGCTTGTGGCTAGCAATGGTCGCGTACATTTCGGCTTCAGCCGACAGTTTCTTTGCGGCAGCCGGGGTGACCGGCTTGACGCCTTTGACGCCATGTAGCTGGTAGAGTTTTTCAGCGGCTTGACGTTCGTCATTCCAAGCCTGCCATTTACGGCTGGGCTTGAGTTCGGCCCCATCAACGACTGCGCCGTTCTTGAGGCGATTGGTCAATTCTGCTTCCAGATTTTCTTTCATGTCGCTGACCCCGCGAATGATCCGCAACATGCGCAATAATTCAATTGGCAGTAACGTGTCAGGATTGCGTGAGATAGCGCCCATCAGGAAGCCTGCGTCTTGCAACATGGCCGGGCAATTTGAGAAGGCAGCACACCAGCGGCACTGTGGACCGGGTATCGGTGGTCCCGTATAGGCTATGGCGTTCAGCACTTGTTGCCGGTGCGCTTCGACTTCAGCGCGGGTGTGAAGGTGCTGTTTGAAACCTTCCTCTTGCTCGTTATTTATCTTGTTCATCCAGCTATTGGGCTGGAAGATAACAAGCCTGAACCATTGCGCAGCCGGATATTTATCAAGAAACGTTGCTGCATAAGTCAGCATTTGCTTGTTATCTTTGGCTTCAACATCCCAGCTGCCGTTCTTGTAATCAACGACCGTGATAACATCTTGTGCGATGTGCCCAACGTCCAACTGGCCCCAGCATCCCTTTGTCAGAAAAACGCGTTCTTCAATAAACATAAGACCGCCGCCTAACTGTTTTATGAAGTCTTGCATACGCGCTGCAACTTCGTGGTCTGCCATGTTCTTTGATGGCGATAACCACGGTGCCGGTGGCGGCGGCAGTTCGCCTGTACGTAAAGATTTTTCAATGACAGTATGAACGCGTGAACCTTCGATAGCTGCCGGGCTTGGCCGTTGCGGCAAGCCTTGAGAAAGCGTGGCGGATGCCGGGCATTTAAGCCAACGGTCACAAGATGATGGTGCCCAGATTGCATGTTGGTTCATGATTTCTCCCACGGAAATTCTTCAAGTGCTTCGTTGGCAACTAGAACCATATTCTTGATGATTTTGCGTAACTCACTAGAAGTCATTGTCGTAATATCAACGTCTTGCCAGCTAGCGATGACTTGCAACGCTACTCGCATTTTCTCGGTCACTTGCCGCGCTCCTGCGTAATGGTGAAATCGCCAGTCAGAATAATTTCGCTGCCAATTTCTGGGACCGGTGCGAAGGCGGCGCGGTACTTTGCAATCAGCATGTCCGAAGTCTTATAGAACGGGACCGCCGTGCTTTCCGTGGCGTGCTGCCAAACGATATCGACCAGTAACCGCAGATTGGCATCATCGGTACGCAGCGCCGCCTCCAGCGCCTCAATGTGGGCGGCGGCTTCAAGCGCCAGTTTTTCGCTTAACGGCCATTCCCGCAATCGCTCAACTATTCGACGGTCGTTCATCTATCATACTCTCGCTGTACCGTTGGCATCATTGTCCGGTAAGCTATTTCACACATTTGAACGAACGTATCTTCGTCCATCTCCATGACGAAAGCCGCTCTTATCAATTCGTAAATTAGCGCGCTCAATACGATGCCGACTGTTTCTCCGTTATCAACATCGGCTACCCTGCATGTTGATGCCGTGTCGCTAATGATGGTTCGCAGCCTTCGCGCAAAGTGCTGTTCTAGATCCCTGAGTATTCTATCTTGAGACATAGTGCCCTCTTGAAAAGCAGGGGAGGCATTTGCGCCCTCCCCTGTAGTTGTTCGCCGGATAACGTGGCGAATTTCTTAGCCAACAAGCCGTGGCGGTGCGTATGAAAGAAGACCCCACTTACCTTCAGCATGTTGACGGTATCTGCTAGGATTTTTCTTGAAGCCGTTTATAATTTGCTTTTCTGCAATTTCGTTACTGCTTGCCAGACGTACTCCGCGCTCTCTTAGAGGTTCGATCAAGTCTGCCGGAAGTTTCGGACTGTCTTTGACCAAATCTCTAAGATGATTGCCGAAAGAAACATTCAAGTTGTTGACTACTCCGCGTTTCTTGACCGGCAGCGGTTTTGCTATTTCGAACATCGTTGAAACGATGCTGACAAATTTCTCGCCGTCTTCTGGACTGAGTTTGAACTTGCTGATGGCACTGATGGCTTCGCTTAGTTGGTCATACTCTGTAGTCATGGTTACCTCCCGCTTTAGAAAAAGAAACTGGGGGCTGGTGCCCCCAGCTATTACCCCTGAATGCCAAGCTGCGGGGCAATTTGCTTCAGCTGTGCTTCGGTCATGCGCGGGATGAAGACTTGCTTGATCTGATCCAGCGTAGCCTGCGCAGCGTCGGGTCCAATTTGCGAACGAAACCATGCCGCGATGCTTTCGGTAGGCTGACCGCTCCCGATAGCACCATCGATTTTCCCAATGACCGCTGTAGCCAGCGGGTGCATGGGAGCGGCAGCACCATTGCCACCGGGGAAGCCTTGAGCGACGGGTGAAGGCGCGGGCTGGAAAGCGTTGACGGCTTGCGTTGCCGGTGCAGCTTGCGTTCCCAGAGTAGTAGCCGCAGCGCTATTCATCTGTGCCACTTTTTCCGTAACTTCTTCAACGGTCACGTCGTCATCCTTGACGTTCTTGCCGCGCGTTTTCTTGCCGCTGGTGCGGAAGAGTTCCATTTCTTCCCACGTATCGAATTCAACTGAAATTTTCATGCTGCTACTCCTAACCCATTTTGTCTGATTAACCGCCTAACAAGGGAACGGGCCTTAACCTCACCCAGACGGTCTGAACATGAGACACTGCAAACGATAATCGGGAGACCTTCAACTTTGATTTTATGGTGCTTACCACCATTCATCACTCGGTAAGGCAACCCGATACGTTTCAATTCATCAATGGTAACACTGAGAGTACTCATACCTGATGGACCTTTCCATCTCTCCCATACCAGCCTTTCACAACCATACGTCCATTCGCAGTCTTAATCAAGTAAACGCTAACGATATCGCTTGGTAAAATTGTGTACGGCCAAATCACTGTGGCGTACTTCGTTGGGATCTGCCAAGTAGTGCCGTACTTGAATGGCGGCTCACAGATAGCCTGCCATGGTTCAGCTTTGATGATTTCAGTGATGTTGATTAGTTCGTTGTTTGCTCCGGTCTCGGTCAGGTCTTTTCCGGGTTTCTGCACACTCGTATTATCGTATCCGCAATGTGGACAGAGTGGATGAAGCCATGTGGCGTATATTCCACTACAAGCATTGCACGACTTGACTGCGGTTTGTCGTAACCCGCAGTGGGGGCAGACGGCTCCATGGTAATGCTGATCGAACCGTTCGGTGCATCCCTTACACTTGGTTGCGCTTTGATGAACTCGATTGCATTTTGGACAAGTTCGTCCATGTTCCCATGTCTCCCATCCAGTGCCGCAGTCATCGCAAACCAGTGTCGCGCCGGGAGCGGCGGCGATCTGGTCCAGTGAACCGTGACGGGCGACGTTACCGCCAAAGTCGAGCACCGCACAGTTCTGTGCGAATGGCGTGATCCTAGCGCCTCTGCCAAGCGCCTGCGCAAAGAATACCGGCGATTTGGTAGCGCGGCAGAAGGCCAGCATGTCAATGTCAACGACGTTGAAGCCGGTATCGAACATGGCGACTGATATCATGATGGGCAGTTCGCGCGCCCTGAACTTGGCTACCATCTTTTCCCGCTTGCCCTTGGGCGAGTGGGAGTGGACGGCAGCGGCTTCGATACCCAACTTGTTCAGTTTCTCTTCCAGCACGTCGGCATGGGCGATATTACAGGCAAACACTAGCACGCACTGACGACGTTGGCGCTTCATGGTCTCAACGATGGCTTTGGAATGGATGGGCGACAGCGCAATGGCGCGGGATGCCTGTTCTTCAAGGTCATAGTCTTCGCCAATGACCTTCAGACCATCCACATCAATTTCAGCCTTACTGTCTGAATGTGCCGGGATCAGCGGCTTGACATAGCCATCCTGTAGCGCGTCCAGAAAGCTGTACTTGAAGATGATGGGACCGAAAGTCTTCTCAAGGCTTCCGGTCCCATCGGCGCGGAACGCTGTACCTGTTAATCCGCGAACTTTGGCTTTGGGGATGGCTTCGAACACTTGACGATAACTGGAAGTCTTGTTGACCGGGGTCCGGTGGACTTCGTCAACAAGGATCAGCGTCACGTCCTGAAAATACTTGGTACGGCGAACTACCGTTTGCACGGTACCCACTGTAATCTTCTGGTACACGTTCTTGCTGATGGACGCAGAGCAAATGCCCGGCTTGAGACCGACTTGCTGGCAAGCCAGCGTGTTCTGCAATACCAGTTCTTTATTATGGGCCAGAATGAGGGTCCGACCGGTAGTGTTGCTGGCGGCGAGGGAGCCGAGTATCAACGATTTGCCACCGGCAACGCTGACTTCAGCAACGGCATATTTGTCCGGGTAGGCATTGAGAGTGTCAATGCATTCGGTTTGATGGGTTCGGAGTTTCAATAGCTGGTTCATGATTTACGTATACGCTATCGCTTTTGATCCGTCAATAAAAAATTCACTAATTCGGTAATTGTTATTCGCGGGTCCGTAGTCCGGGGGTGACCTTCCACCTTAATCGTAACCGGAGTGCCATCCACCAAGACCATTTCGACGTTCATGTTAATGCCTTCATCCAGAACGGCAAACATTCTTTTGGTGGCGTTTATGGATACGCTTACGCGAATATGCGTATCCATAAACTGTTGATAATTAAATTCCCAAGGGTACTTCATTCTTTTCCGTTGAGGAATTTCTTGTGAGCTTCAACGACGCTTTCGCCAAACATTTTCAGACGGCCATTCACGTCTTCGATCAGCGCTGAATGTTCTTTGATTTGCGCATTGATATCTTCTGCCAGTGCCTTGGTGCTGGCTAACAGGTTCTGCGCTTCGGTCACTTGATCTTCAGCAGCCCGTATCAGCACGTCGGTCAGTTGGCTCCCGATATCTTGAAACTCATATTTGACTTTTGGCGGTTCCGTTCTAATTCCCGTTTCTGCCACATCTGACATGCTTCTTGTGCCTTCTCATAGGTTCGAATGTTGGTTTGAACGACGAGGTATTGTGCGGTGCCGTCTACCCTGACGACTTCATAGACGCCATGGTCTTCCGTTACTGCGTAAAGAATTTCAGAGATTGACTTCATGATGCTCCCCAATTAGAAATTATCGCATACGTTATCGCGAAAGGATTGTCAATGCCGATTGAGTGGACTGAAGCGATGTTTGAGATGTTGATAAATCTCGCCAACGATGAAGAGAATTTTACTTACGATGTTATCGCAGTAAAAATGAGCGACACGTTCGGAGTGAATTTCACCAAAGGCAGCGTGATTGGTAAAGGCAGAAGATTGGGTATTCCACAGCGTCCACCGAAGTTGCGAAAGCCGAGAAAAGCAAGGACACTTGAAATGGGACCAATTCCACCACGCATTCCGCGCGCCAAGAAAGGCGAGCAAGTTACTATCTATCAATTGCGTGAGGGAATGTGTAAGTGGCCGTTTGGCTCTGATCCGCCGTACTTATACTGCGGGTGTCCCGTCAAGAATGCTGGTGGTTCTTGGTGCCCGGAACACCGCAAGATCGTTCATGGCAAAGTTATTTTCGACAGCGCCATCCCCCTTCGTGGTTGACCTTGCGCATGCCGTGACGCTTGCAAGTATCTTTTGCAGGCGTTACGTCAGCCAGCTTGTCTAGTTCGTTCTTTTCATTTTTCGGGATGAATGGCACCGGGGTAATTTTTTCCGTAGGTACTGTCTTGGGTACGGTCACGTCGTAGGCATTCCATCCCACCATCGACTTGCCGTTAACTTCAAAGGCATGCATCAACGCCTGAAACTTGGCATCTTCGTCAGGTACTACCGGTGCTACCATCGCCAAGTCATTAGCCATAGCGCTGGTAGTCATCAACAATAAGAACAAGCCTACTTTTTTCACTGAGCCATCTCCCACGGCATTTTGAATGCAAACGGATTTGTCTGCATTCTCGGTTGGCGCGTTTCATTCCAGTCATCACCAATCAACCAGACACTGTCAGAGTTGAACGTGGCGAGACCGCGTATCTTCAGGCTGTTCAGGCAGTCCTTGCCGTTGACAAAGCCTGCTTCGATTTCCCTGATCGCCACATCGGTCAGCATCATGTAGGTAGCTTCAGGCGGCGCGGTCTCTGGTGCATATTGCGCCTTGACTTCGGCGGTAGCTGGCGTCTTCGGGCAACCTCTTAGAACATCGATAACGCCTCTAATTCGCTCCCGATACGGAAGCCCCACAGCCATGTACCAACCACGCGAAGGCTTGCTGACTTGGTTGTTAGCCATCAGCCGCCCAAGATAGGTTGCCACATTCTTTTCGGTGATGCTGGTACGTTTGGAAATATCGCCTGCGGTCAGGCAGCACGCAGCTGAACTCAACGCCAACAACACCGCACTAGCTTTAGTGCCTTCGTTTGGCGCGTACAGTTCCTGTACAGTTTGCGCGGGTTTCCACATTGGACTTCCACCTTCTTTAATCAGTTCGAATTCAAAATCAGCTATGTCGCGCATTCGGCTTTCGATTTTTACAATGTCGCCATCTCTGCCGATAATAATGCCGCCATCAGCTGCGCCAATGACGCCAAATGATCCGTTGATAGCGTCGATAGCGTCATCTACTTTGCCCTTTTTAACGTGATGTACAACGATAATCAAGACGTTGTGTTCTATTGCCAGCTTCTGAATTGCGCCAACAACTTTGTAGTCAACCTGATAGGCATTATCGCTTCTGTCTTGCGTGCCACGAATACGTTGCAGCACGTCAACCACTACGAACTTGATGTATGGGAAACTGGTCAGATGCGCTTTGATATCATCCAGCAACGTGCCAGTGCCATCAGAGTTGACATAAAAGGGACCATCCACCGAATAGCGAAGCCGCAGCCTGTCTTCAACGTTCAGACCAAACGGTCTCAAAATGCTAATGCGTTCCTTGATGCGACGTTCGTTGTCTTCCAGCATGTACATCAGGACTTCGTTCTGTACGCATTGCTCGCCCCAGAACTTGCCGCCTTCGGCAATACACATTGCCAGTTCCAGCACAATCCAGCCTTTGCCGATTTTCGGCTTGCCTGCGAGCACGATGCAGCCGCTGTCAGTCAGGAACCGGTTGACCAGAAATTTAAGCGGCGGAAGGTTCTTCAGCATCAAGTCTTTGGAAGTCTGCGCGGGATGACCGCGACCGCTTGGCGGTGTCAGCGGGTTCCTTGCGCGCTCTACGGCGATACGCTGGCCTAATCCCATTGAAGTACCCACGCCACGCGCGAAGTCCCTGCGGTCCCCTGCGCCAAGTGTTCCCGGTAACACCGCGAAAGCACTCTCGGCGGCTTGACCTATCTCAATCAGCAGCGGGTTAACGACAACGTCGAATTCAATCATTTCCCTTGAGACTTCACGCGCGGCATCAATCAGCATTGGTGCTTCGCCGCTTGCCTTAATCAGTGCGCCATACTTGATGCCGAGATGATGCAGCTTGGTTCCGCGCCCTGAACCCGTTGGGCTGCGCTCCACATCAAAGAGCATGCTCTTTATGCTGTTGCGGAACTCCTGAAGATTGGCGGGGGTCAGCATGGCAATATCGGCGGCGCACAGCGGCACGGCAGAAAAAAGCATGCTTTTCTGGATTATGGGTATCCCGGCTGCGGCCAGCCCCGCTTCCATGGCGGCTTTCAACGTCATGGCTGGGACAACGGGCGGCATTTTTTCGAAAATGCTGGGGCCTTCGTGCCAGTATTCTGCCGGATCTGTCCCTAACGGAACCTTATTCTGGTATACACCGTCCCATACGATTTGCTTTCCCGCGCCAAGCAGCTGCACCGGTCCAAACTTCTCTTGCTTGATGATGCCCGGCTGCGTGAATACAAGCGTGGCGGGCCGCCTGCCCCAGCGCCATTGATCGCAAGTGAAGAAGGATTGCAGGGTACCAGCAAAAAGCATGCTTTTTGCGTGCTCGTTAATGTCGCAGTCCATGCCGCGCGCTTCGACCGGTCCCAGCGTCGGGTGGAACACCAGTCCACATTGGATGCCGACACCGGTACAGGCGTCGGTATTGATGTGCTGCATTCTCGTTTCGAATGGCAACGTGTTCCATCCGGTGCCACCCATCGGTACCTTGCCCATAACGGGTACAGGGAGTAACCCGTGGGTGCTTTGAAGACTGCGCGCCAGATTGAGCAATTCAATTTTTGTCACTGCAACGTTCTTCATGAGGCGGGAATTCACTCTACTTCACTGAAATAAAAAAGCATGCTTTTTCCTATTCGTCCGGTTCGATTTGTTCGTTGGTATCGTAGCGCTCTTTGATATCGCTGCGGTAGCGCGCCATCTTGCGCGCGTGGCATTTCGGACAAGTGTAGCAAAGGAAGATGCCGTAGCCGTCATACTGCGGCTCACCCGCACCCTTCACCATGCAATCACATTCGACCATCGTTTCTCTCCCTGAATAAAAGCATGCTTTTTTCGATAGCGCAATCATAATAAGCATGCTTTTTTCGATAACGCAATCCCTAAACAAAAAAGCATGCTTTTTCTTGTGGCGCTAGTGTCCCAAGGGGCAAAAAAGCATGCTTTTTCCTTTGTTGCAGAGCAAAAAAGCATGCTTTTTCTTCTTTCCCCAGCCGCCCGGCGCGATGCTGCACTGCACCACGCGGCGCTGCACCGCACAATCGGCTGGTATACAGTATACCAAGATCGGTGGTATACAGTATACCAGATACCACGGGCTGTGGTATACAGTATACCAGATGCCACCATTCGTGGTATACAGTATACCAGATACCATCGTTCATGGCATTTGGTATACAGTATACCAGCAGCCGGTTCCAATGCCCGATAAGTGGAATTGGAACCATATGCCCGTTAACGTTCTTTTTCCTTTTCCCGTGCTAAGTAGTCGAGCGGGTTTGCATTAGCAAACGTGACCGTTGCTAAGTCACGTTCATTGAGCCGGAACAGCAATCCGGTTAAGTCAATCTGGTCTGGATAGAGCGGACCTTTGATTGCGCTGCGACCGTCCATGTAGTCGAGTGTAATCCATACGGCAGGCATCTTTAACCCTTTCGTTCGCGGTCTAGTTCACAGCGGTACAGATACTCGATTGCAGCCACTAGCGCGGCTTGCACTTGTGCTGGCGTCTTGGCTGCCTTGGCATCGTCTAATAGCTTGGCAAGCTGCAATAGCGGTCTCATATCTGGCTGCCTGTTCGTTATTCGTGGGACCGTGCTAGGTAGGTACCCTAACCCGGAAGGCCATTGCTTGGCCTTCCTACGCCTTCAAGCCCGGACCTTGTTTCCAAGGCCGGGCTATCGGGCTATGTGGGACCGTTACCGGTCTAGCTTGTCCTCATGCTCATACTCTTCGCTGTCCTCATCAGACGGCCAATGGAATGTCTCATCCCTATCATTCCATTCCATGCCAACCGGGACTAACCACAAATCGCCGTCTTGGTGCAGGCGGTACTGAACGCCGTTTTCATCCGTCACGGTCGCATCCTCGCAAACGTTTTGCCACGCGTCCCAATAGCATTCATTATCATCAGGACCGTTTTCAAGATGTGTCCAATCCTGAACGCGAACGCCTTTGACGTGCTTGTCCCGGTCAACAAACGAGTTTGCGAAATCGCGCGGGATGTAAACGCCGCGACTATCGGACAGCCATAACAGGGTATCGGGTTTCGTTTTAATCATTGGAAAATATCCTTCATAGCGGTTTCAATGTGCTGGTCGTTGTAGTTGCGATAGAGTTCAATCAAGTTAACGCGGCCCTTTTGCCGCGCCATGTGCAGAACGTTCCAGCGTTCGTAATTGCTGCCGATTTGGCTAGGCTGAATGTTGAATTCCGCTAGCGTATCAAGCAACCCGGTTCGCAGTGTTTCGTAGTCAGCCTTTTTCATTTTCATTGGTTTGCTCCATTGTGAAAAAGGGTTTCGGGTTTCCAGCGTCAACATGCATGGTCCAATAATGACCGCGTGCCGTTACCTTGCCGTCGTCGGAATATTCGCAAGCGCCGATGCCGTTGCGCTCGTAATAGTCCGCGCGCTTGCTATGCGTCGAGTAAAACGTTCCAGCATAGAAACCACCATGAACAAGGCTATAGCGGTACAGATTATCAGTCAGGCATTTTTGATAGCCTCTGACAAATTCACGCGTCCATCCGGGACAACGGTCTAGTGTTGTCAGGATATCGCAAAAGCGCGAGTTGATATTGGCTGATGACATGCCGAAGCTTTCCGCGCGGCTGTACAAATCGCGCAATGATGAAACCGCGCTATCCCGTTTCCTAAGTGCAAGTGATATGTCCATTGCTTTTCCTTTCAGGGCTTATTCCCTACGCCTTCAAGCCCGGTAATGCTTTCGCATGCCGGGCTTAAACGCGATTTGAAAGAGGCTAGCTATAGCGGCCCTTTTGCATGTGTATCCATTCCGACAAATCATTGCGTGCGCGTTCAATATCTTTTTTGCCGGAATATTTCGCACCAGTGATGCTGCTAGCCTTGTCGAGCGCGAGTTTAAGGCTTGTCCATGTCCTATGAGGTTTGATGCCGACAGCCATTAAGCCAAGCCCGGATCTAAGCGCGGCTGCATTGAATACTGCGACAGCATCGCCACTAAACGAGCGCGCGTTTCCGTTTTCGTCATAAGTGATTTTGTTCTCTTGCATGATGCTAGCCTTTCGATGGTTTGAGGATATAGGCGAACCGGTATGCTTCCGGGTTATTCTCTTTCAGATTGCGCATATAAACGTCAGCTAGCGCTTTCGTGCTAGCGGCATAGATCCAACGCATTTGGTTTGGTGGATCTATCACAACGTTCCACGTTGTGGCGCTGTATAGCGGCGTTTTGCTTTTGGATTGATGCCACGTTGCCATGGTCTAAGCCTCTTCCTTCAAACGACGGTAACGACGAATAGGTGATGATCCGTTGTAATGTTCGCAACGAATAGTCGGCTCGCCATACATGGCTTGAAACGCGTTCAAAAACTTTCCAGCGTCGCAATCCTCTTCTAAATATAAATCGTCATTCTTGCGATACGAATACCGGCTGAAATCATTGATGTGGAAACGCAGCATGGTGATTTCAGCAATGGTGACGCGCAACCAACCATGACCGTTGTCAGTGTGCAGTGTGAAAACTTTTCGCATTGTGTGGTTTCCTATGCCGGGACTATTCCCTACGCCTTCAAGCCCGGTAATGCTTTCGCATGCCGGGCTTGGGATTGTTTGGCTAGGCTTAGGCCCATCCAAACTTTTCAGCGCATATCGGACCAATGCCGCGAAGCTTCCATGCTGACTTTAGAGTGGCGTTGCAAATGCAGCATGTGCCGGTGGTTTGGCCGTACACTTTCGCGGCTTGTTCTGGATCTGCAACGAAGGCTTGAACCTTGGCAGTATCAGCGGGCGTACAAGCCGCAACGGCATGAAAGCGACCGTTTGCAATCTTGCCTAGATACTCGGTCCCGGCTTTCACATAGAGCGCACCGGGATTTGCGCTATGCGCTTTGGCCGGGCTGATTGTCATGCCGTCAATTGTGATACGCGGCGAAAGCTTCAAGCCCTTTGCAGCGCTATACGCTACCGCCTGATCGAACGAAGCTTTCAGCCGGTCAATCCCTGCCTGATCCACAGCGGGCTTATCAGCGGGCTTGGCAACCCTTGCAGCGTCCCGTTCAATGCCGCGCTGAACAAGCAGCATTTGCTTTTCGGTCAGCGAACCATATTGCTGCAAGCCCGCCAGCAATGACGCGGCCACATCCCAACGTGCAGCGGTCTTTTCCAGCCAAGCATATTCAGCCGGGTTGGCATCTTTCCAGATTTGAACGAAACCGGCTTTCATATCAGCCCGCCTTTCTGTTGCTTTTTCTCTGTTCTGTTCACGGGTTGCGGCTGACGTTTTGAACGTCTTGGAACCTTTACCCTTGCAAGCAAAGCATTCACCCAAGACGCGGCCAGACCACGAGGTAAAACGTCCCGTTCCGTTGCACTTGCTGCAACCTTCTTCAAAGCGCTGAACGGCTGATTTGTAGACCGGGATTGCGCGAACCGGAACGAAAGGTTCAGCGGGACCGGTATCACCGGCGAATAATGCGTCTAGGCTATCATTTAGATCAGACATTGGTTTCCCCTAAAGGTTATGGCCCTAACCCGATAACGTTATCGGATTAGAGCCAAAACTGTCAACCGATAATTGCGGCTATCCCGAACGCCATGGTCGAAATGAACAGGATTAAGACGGCAGCCGATAGCCAGTCTGCAACGGTATCATCGGTCATGGTTGCAAGCCTCAATGAACCGGTCAGCATTAAACTTGCCATTGGACCGTTTGCAGGCAGCCACAAACGAATTAATGACCGATTGCCATTGTGCCATTTTGTTAGCATCCCAATGTGGAGCGGGCTTGCTGTCAGCCATAACCGCTGCAATGAAACAGAAATGACGATGTTGCAATTCCGGCGTTTTATTCATGGTTGATTTGTCGCGTCCGTTCATGGTACCTCGCAAAGTTAAGAGGCAGGATTGCCTCTAATGCTTCAAGCCCGGTAATGCTTTCGCATGCCGGGCTTGATAGCGTGTTGACCGGTCTATGCGGCGGTCAACCTATCCTCAAAATTTTCCAGCATATCGCGGGCGTGTGCTAGCGCGTGGCTCAATGCATCCTCGCGCAATGTGAGAACGGCGCGGTCTTTACGACCGTTGAAAAACACGCGGTTATCCCGTCCCGATACGACGGTAGCCAAATCGACAGCGACAGCATGACAAACGTCGTTGTTGACCTTGACGGCCAGATGATATTCCGGCCAAACGAAAACATAGCCATAGGTGCGGCTATTGCGTTCAGCGGTTAGCGCGGTTTCAAGCTTGGCAACGTTAGAGCGCAACACGCGCAAAAATTGGTTCTTATCCATTTGTTTATTCCCCTATGGGACCGGCTTGATTGCCTCTCCTACGCCTTCAAGCCCGGATCATGTTTCCATGACCGGGCTATATTGGGCTGTAAATGCGTTTACCTATGACGCTTCCACTTGTGCGCAGTTTCGGAATAGCGCGCCACTCGCGCTAGGTTGCTTTCCAAATGAGTGGCGATTTCATCGTCAGAGAGAAACCCGCAAAATGTCATAATGTCTTGATTGCAGCATGCGGGATGATTTTGGACTTGAGCAACGGCAGCAATCAGATCAGCGCGGCGGGACATAGGGCAAAGCCTCCAAATCGGGTTAAGATGACATATCTAACCATGCCGATAGCGTTATCGTAAAGTAACGTATTGTTACAATGGACCGCCTCTAGGATTGAATTAGGGGCTTGTGGGATAGCCCTACATGACCGGGCTAGTTTGGTACCCTATTCGCGTTTTAACGCATGGGTGACGTTTTCGCGTTTTGTTCTCCGAGCAATTGCTAGCTAGTGTATACACTAGGTTGTAATTGACTGGGCAAAAGGCCATCCCACAAGAAACCCAACAACAGCCCTACAAATGCTGATTGTGGGATTGACCGGTCTTGGAAAGATTAGCGAATTCGCGATAGTCCCACAAAATAAACCCGGCTGCTTTAGAGGTATGTGAAAATTAGTGGGCTTGTAGTAAAGCGATAACGGTAAATATCAGGATACCTATGGACCGGGTTAGGGGCTGCCACAATGCTGCCATGTTTCCCGGACGCGTCCCACGAAAAAAGGCCAAAACCACAAGCAATCCTACACTCTGTAAACAGCGCATGTTTACGAAAACACTAGCGAATTCGCTCTAATACCTACAACCCTACAAAATCCCTTTAAAACAGCCCTTTTCGTGTGGGATGTATTTTAGCGCGTTTTATGCAATCGGTCGATTATGTGCAGATCTGGCGCGGATTGCGCGAGCGCGTAAAATGCGATTGGAGCGCGGTCCATTGCGATGTGGAGCAAGTGATAGGTTGGACCGTAAAAGAGGCTTTCAACGACGCCAATGGCGCGGCCCGCCTCAATGCGCGCGGTTACTAGGTCAATAGCGCTTGTTGCGTGTTTGATCTGCCATTGCGCGCCTTCGTAGGAAAGCACGGCAGCAAATAGCAGATTAAGGGCATCTAGGACTAAGTCAGCTTGATCTGCTGGTAAGCGCAGCATTTCGCGCTTTACCGGCATCAGATCTAGTCCGGGTTGCTTGAGCGCGCGAGCACCAGCGTCAAGAATGTCTGATAGCTCGTTGCGCGCCTCTCGATACAGCGTCAAATCATTAGCCATTGCGTTGACCCTACGGGTTAGTGTATACGATCTGATTGTGGGATAGTCCCACATTGGAGGATTGAACATGCGTTTAGAGGTTATCGACTATGCCGCTATGGTTGACGAATTAGCGGAACTAAAAGCAGCCATTGCGCCATTGCAAGCGCGCGAGGATGCAATCAAAACCGCGCTCAAGGCAACGGGACGGGACCGGATTGACGGAACCGAACATACCGCTGTCGTGACGCTGTCGGAACGGGAAACAATCGACAGCAAAGCGCTTAGGGCTGATTTGGGCGAGGCTATCATTGCGCCTTACCTCAAGCGGTCCATTGTCGAGACCTTGAAACTAACAGCCCGCAAGACGCATTAGGACGGTCGCTGATGCATCATGCAATCTGGCTGGCCGGATTGCTAGGCTTGATCGCATTCGCCTTTGGTGAGGCTTGTGCAGTCATCCTAGCCCGGTTCCTGATCTATGCAGCCTTGACAGCTGCGCTGCTATTGGCCCTTGACGTGCTAACCCATGGGCGGCTGTCGGATCTGATCTGACCTATTAATAGGCCCGGAACGGTATAGCCCCGTTCCGGGCCTTTCGGCTGCGCAGCTGGCATCTGGTATACTGTATACCATATGCCACATGCCAGCGACCTTGGTATCTGGTATACAGTATACCAGAGGGGCTGGCATAATGTATACCAGATGCCAGCAATGCTGGTATACTGTATACCAGATGCCAAAAGGTACCGCAATGCACAAAAGGGTGGTACATCGTCTTTCGGGTACCGGTAACAAGCTTCGGCTGGGGCAGGGGGTCTCTCGAAATTTACCCCACCCCCAAAACTTTTAGTATACAAGTTTACATAAAGCATGCTACTGAAGGGGATGAAAAAACGCATAATGATGCTAGAACAACAGCTTGAATACATAAAGGAGTGTTCCCAATGGATGAAGATGAACCTGACTTCCAAGACCCCGGAGGGCGCTCCGCTCTGCGCCGATCAACCCCCAAAAACCCCCGTAACTTACCATGCCCGAATTGCGGGGCCAAAAACCGACTAACCCCCAAAGACCGGTCCCTTGGCTATCAGTGCGACGAGTGTGCCGATAAGTTGGAGCGTGGTTGTGACTGATCCCAAACCCGTCCCCTTCCCCAGAGCGGTCCCCAAGCGACGGTTGAGGCGGTCCCCGTCCAAGACCAAGCGTAAACTCAAACCGGCCACCTATCACGATATGGCCCGCCGCCGAGGGCTGGCTGTCAAAAAAGCGGTATGCGGTGGCTGGTATGTGACCATTATGACGGCTAACGAAACTTTCGTGCCGGTGCTATATTGTACGCATACGTGGAGCAGGATTGGCGCGTTCATCAAAAAACAGCCGATTTTGATATCGACCGAAGAGTAGGGCTATGCGACCGAACACGCCGGTTATTGCCGAATGGTATACGTGCTTCGTGCCGTGCAGGCGGGTAGCGGTCGTTGTGCGCTACTCGCTGGCGCAGCAATGGCTTGAACAGGGAGCCAAATTCAGTATCAAGATCATTGATCCGGTCCTCGTAAACCATGCCAACGTGATAGCTATTTCAAAGGTCAATCAATGAGCATTGCATCGCTGCCAAAGCCTATCAAACCACGGCTGCGCGATGACGAGGCGATAGCCGAGATGTGCAAATGGCTGAAGGCGCGCGGGCTGATTGCACTGGGTACACGGCGCGGTCAGCTGGTCATCATGGACAAGCCGCCCATGGACGAAGAAGGGCTGAAATGCTAGGTCTTGGGTTCCATCCCCCTTTGAGGGCGGTTTTCAACCATGGATCTAGACGTAGCCGGTCCCGACATATCGGGCGAAAACCAGTTCAACCTCAACCCCGGCAGCGGCATCGATCCGGGCCGGTTGGTGCGGGCTATCCCCACGGCAGCAACGGCTGTCTACCCCGAAACGTCATCTGAACTGGTCGCGCCGGTCTCGGTAACAGCTGCACCGCGCGGTTCAGAAACCCGGCCCATCGCCGCTGCGCCGGGAAGGCCGGTCGATCTGGCACCGGTCAATCCGGTACGGCTGGCGCAGGCGCAGCCCGTTGCCCCCGTGGTGACGCGCGGCTCGATTGCGCCAACGGTCTCCACCGACGCGGTCGATGCCGCTGGCGCAGGCGACAAGCCACGCCCGGCCCAATATCCCGGCGAAGGCAAAGGTGTTGGCGGTACCCTGCGCAGAATGGACCCCGGCTACCAAGGCCCCGATGTCAACCCGCTGGAACAGGAACGCCAGCAGCTGATTGCCCGGCGCGATATCGCTGCGCGCAAGGCGCAGGGACCGCTGATGCAGATACTGGATACCGAATGGTCGAAGAACCAAGCCAAGGAAGCCGAACTGGCTAACCAGCGTATCGGCCAGATCGACCAGCAGCTGCAAGCCCAGAAGACCAACGCCCAGTACGCCAAGAACATGGGCATCGAAAAGAACATGGGCGCGACGGCTGACACGGCAGCGATCAACGAACAGGCGCTTGAAGAATGGCGCAAGAACGGCAACCTCAACGCCTACAAGGGGCTGCATGGCGCGGGGCTGGGCGGTCGCGCCGATCTGTACATGGACGAAGGCATTGCAGCGCTGGGCAAGAAAACCGATAACGCTAACACTTTGATCGAACGGCTTTCCAACGCACCAACCCAGCCCGCGTACAATCAGATCCGCAACGACATTCTGAAAGGGGCCAAAACCCCCGGTCACGATTATTCGCAATTCGGCATCAGCGATGAAAATCTGCCAAAGACCAAAACCGAATTTGACGCGCGGCGGCCCGACATTACCGCCAAGCTGAATAACGCGTCCACCATGGTCAGCCAGTTTCAGCAGAAGCAGCGCGAACTGTCGCAAGTGAAGCCGATCACCGACGAGAAAGTTGGCGGTCAGGTCACCGGCAGGCACAAGTTTGCTACCGGCGAAGTAATGCCCAACACAAGCCCGGTGACGCTGCCAAATGGCGCACAGGGTGCGCAGGCGCAGCAAAATTCCAAAGACTTGCATAATTACGGTACCGGGGGTCCAAACAGCTGGAATAACGCCACGCCCGGTCAGGCCGAAACCTTCGTCAAGCAACTCGCCACCGAAGAAGTCAAAGGCGCGCTAGGTCAGTACAAGATGGCGAAAGCGTTTTCCAACGCCGCCAACAACAACGAACTTTATAAATATCCAGCCGGTCATGCCTTTCTGGCTGACGCGCTTGGCGCGATTGGCCGTGACGTGGCTGAAGGTTCAAAGGCCGCAGGCTCGATTGGTCTGGTTAAAATTCTTGAGAGCAAGTATGGCGGCGTTGAAAACTTTTTGAATGGTGCCACCAACAACTGGGCCGCCTACAAGGCGTGGGTTCAGGGCGGCAGAAAAGGCGAAGAAGTCAAACTTATGCCGCGCCTGACCCAGCAATCAATTGAAGGCTACAAGGCGGTTGCCAATTTCAAGATGGAAGAGACCAAGAAAGAACTGGACCGTCTTGGTTCGCCCATCGAAACGGCGGGGCGCTACGGCATTGCGCTTGACAAGCTTGGACTGGACAAGGAAACGCAGGAACTGGTCAAGCCAATACATAGCAAGGCGGTAGAAGAAGCCCGTCTTGCTTATGACAAATATCCCTACATGGTCGTCGGTTCGACGCGCGTGATGCTGCCGGAAGATGCCAACGTGCCCGGCATGAAACCAGCGGGCGGCTACGCCAAAGAGCGCGGCACGGCAGCGATTGAAACGCTTGAGAAAGCGCCACCGGGAAGCCCGCCGCCGCCTGCCACACCCGGTGGTCCTCCGGGCGGCCCGCCTTCGACGGTGGTGCCATCAGCCATCAACAGAACGCCAGCGGCGCAAGTGGTGTACGGCGCGGCGGGCGAGACCGCGCATAATCTGTCAGGCGGCAACGTCAACGTTGCCAAGAACGCGGCGACGATTGTCACGTCTTCGGCACAGAGCGAAAGCGATTTCAAACACGATGCCACGCATGACGTTGATCCAAAAACCGGGCAGCCCATCGGTCAGGGATTGTTTGGTCACAACGCAGACCGTCTGAAGGCATTGCAAACGTTTGCTGGTGTGCCTGCAACTGGCAAACCCGGTGCGCCCATTCCGCCCGACGTACAATCCAAATTCTTTGCCCGCGAACTGATGACAGCGGCATCGACCGACAGGTTCATTGCGGCAACGCTGAACAATCCGAATGCCACGGCGGAAGACTTGACCAAAGTCCAGATCCGGCTGGAAAAACCCGCTGGCTACAAGGGACCGGGCACGGAAGAAAAAGTGCCAAGCTGGAATAAGCGGCTGGCTTCGACGCGCTTGCTGGCAGAGGGACCGGAAACGCAAGCGCCGCCACCCCCGGCTGGGCATACCCAAGCGCAGACCCCGGCTTCGCTCAAACTGCCCTACCCCAACCCCAAGACACGCGAAGAAGCACAGGCCAATTACGCTGCCGGGCAGCGCCAGAGTGCGGAAGAGGCTGCCGCCTACATAGCCCGCAGGAACGCGCTGGCAGCGCAGGCGACAACGTCGGCTGCCAACATAGCCCCGGCAGCTTTAGGCACCGCTGGAGCCGTCGTAGGCAGCGTGGGAGGCCCTGTAGGCACACTGGCAGGCGGCACCGCTGGCGGCGCAGCGGGTGGCGCGATCAAGAATTACTTTACGGGCGGGGAAGCCAATCAAAATCTGCCCGGTTATGCCAAGGCGACCGGGATAGGTGCGGCACAGGGCGCGGTCGCAGGCATTCCCGGCGCGGGGGTGGCGGGAACGGCTGCGCGCGTCATTGGCAGCGGCGTTGTGGGTGGCACCGAAGCCGCTCTGGAAGGCGCAGAGGCAGGCGATATCGTCAACAAGGCTGGCGGCAGCATGTTGGGGGCGGCCGTAGGCGAAGCTTTTGGTCAAGCACTGGGTATGACAGGCCATAAAATTTATAATTATTTTTCTGGTACCGCGAAAGCCGAAGTGCAGGCGGCAGCGAAGGTTTTGGCCGAACAACAGCCTAAAAACGTCCTTGCAGACGGTAAAACCGTTGAAAATATTGCATATACCAAGGCTGAAAAACTCGTCAAAGACAGAGGTCTGGACCCCGATCACGCCGCTTATGCCTACAATCAGGTAGCAGCAAAGGCTTCAAAGGGCGAAGCGCTCACGCAACGCCCCGGCGAAGTTGAAAAAGTGCGTGCCGCTGCGGAATTGGAAAAGGTCAAGAATACAGTTGGTGACGCTGGGGCTGCTGCGAAAGTTACTCCGCGTTCGCCGCCAGCTGGTGCGCCATTCAAGGCGATACCGGGCGGTCCAGTGGACAGTATTCTGACTGGAACAAGTGGTACGGGCAAACTAGCTGCAACGTACATGCCTGAAGCTGTGCATGCTGAAAATTTATTGCAGAAGTCCGCTGCTAATATGCGCGAAAGATGGGAAAACGCGGCTACTGCGCGCACAACTTTGTTGGAACATGAACGCAAAGCAATACGGGATGGTGATGAAGCTAAAGAAAAAGCCATGCGCACTATTGCTGATACGGTTCGCGATCAACAAGAAAAAATGGCGCGAGCAGTATTACCGCAAAAAGAAGCTGACGCACTGATACAACATTTGAAAACGGCAGATACGCGTTACCGTAAAGCTATGCTGGCTGGTGGCGATAACATTGTTAAAACCATCGCTGCTGGTGGCAGCAAAGGCAATACGGCGAAAGAGGCATTCGAAGCGCTGGCGGGCAACGATCACGCCGCCAAACACATCATGAATTCGCTGGTGCGGGCAGAGAACCGGAAAAAAGAAGGCACGGACGTATTGAAAATAGCCGGTGCGTCACTGGCTGCGGCGCATTTTGTACCGCTTATTGGTACTGCTGCTGGCATGGTTGGTGGCGCGGTGACTGCTGCTAAAGCTGGACAAATGTTGAAAGACTGGATGGTGCAAAGAGGCGCTGGGAAAACGGTGTCTTTTAAACAGCTGATGGCTAAAGAGATGACCGACAAGAGCAAGCTTCATTTCAGAGCCAGCGGTGCTGCGCTTGGAGGTGCTGTTGGGGGAGAGGCGGCGGAAAGTGCGATGGCTTCTCCTGCCCCTTAGCCATGTAGATGAAGGTTGCCAGTACCAAGGGGATGACGATGAACGGAGCGACTTCCTCATACAAAGCCATAACCAAGAGCGAAGCGACAACGGCGGCGATGTAAATCATGTCAGATGCTCCAAATGCTTTCCTGTTGGCAGTCTCTGCCGGTCACACCGATAAGGCAGCGGCTGGCGTAGCTGGGTGGACGGTCGAAGAGGCAACGGTTTTTACCGAAGCCAACAAACGCGATTACGATATCGCTGACAATAAGCGACAACATACTTACGAGCAATACCTAATTGCGAGTGGTCGCGGGGCCGACATTGCCCGCGTTGCGTTGCGGCAAGAGACCAGATCGTGGGTTCAGAAGGCGGAACCGATACCTGTCAAGATACTTGAGGACTACGTTGATTAATGGAGGATGGACTATGGACGAAAAAAAGAACGAAAAGCACATACCTGTTGAAACCAAGCATGCTGATCCCAAGCCTGCTGACCCCAAACTTGATCCAAATCTTACGTTGGGCGAGAAACTGAAAATCAAGGTCGATGAAGCTCTTGAAAGCGAAAAAGATCTTGACCCAATTGCTGCGGAACGGGCGGTCCAGATTTTCAACGATGCAATAGCTGGGATGCCGCCGCCAGCGCCAACAGCAGATGCCTCTGCACCTGAAGTTACGATGGCGCAGCAGACCAAGGCGAAACTGGATGCCGCTGTTGCTGCTTCTACTATTCCAGAAGGACTGGCTAAGAAACTTGAAGGGCTTCTTTCGGATATCGAAGCCGCATATAAGCCTAAAGAGCCTGTTCCCGCCAAGGGCTAACACCGGATGAATGAAGCGATTTACTTTAAGGATGACGTGCTGCCTAATGAGAAGAGGCGAGAAGTAAACAATCTTCTGCATAAGGGTGGCGCGTCAGCCCCTTGGGTACATGGCTGGAAGTCGCGTGAAAAAGTTGACACTTTTTCATTTTGGCACCGGCATTTTGCCGGGTACCGCAGCGCGACCAAAGGCATCGCTTATGATTGCGAAGCGGAGTTGGCCGAATTTCCAGTCATCCATGAATTTTGGCAGACGCTTGCAGGGGGCCTGTTGCATGGTCACCGGCTGGTTCGTTGTTATGCCAATGGCCTTGCTTATGGCAGCGACGGCACGCTTCATACGGACACCAGAGTACCAAACAGCTACACTACCATTTACTATCCACATGAAAGCTGGAACCCGGATTGGGGCGGCGAGACAGTATTTTTCAATCGCGAGAAAGACGATATTCTGACTTCGATCTATCCGCGTCCAAACCGGTTACTGATGTTTGATGGAACGTTGCCGCATGTAGCGCGTGGTGTTTCCAGAAGCTGCCCGTTGTTGCGTGTAACTTTGATGTTCAAGACGGACAAGCACGATGCTGGACCCCAAAATTGAAGAATTTGTTCGTTCCAGAACTGCGAATGTTAAACATTCCGGGCGTACTTTCTTTGAACATCTGATTGGCGTTTACAACCTTTTGGAAGAGGAAGGTGAACCGGATTACGTGTGTCTGGCAGGATTGTGCCATTCCATCTACGGAACTAATGCTTTCAAGCAACAGGTAGCGTTGCTCACTGAACGTAATGAAATAGTTCGTATTATTGGCGGGAATGCAGAGTGGCTGGCATTTCTGTTTTGTTCTTGTAGTCGTCCGAGTGCATTGATTGAAGCTGTTATTGCCGGGCCACCTTACTACGTCATTAGCCGTCACACGGAAGAAAAAATTTACCTGTCAGTAGATACTTTGCGAGACTTGTTGAAGATTGAAGCTGCCAACCTAAAAGAACAGAAAAGCGTCAAGATGCTTCCGGCAGTAGAGGAAGCACTAGGCTTCCTCCATTAGTTCTTCGCAAACTCCACAAATCAAATTTGCAGTAACTTTTGCCCATGCGTTTTGACCGCATTCCGGGCAGACGAACTTGAATTTTGAAGTCTTGCCCTTTTCCTTTTTGCTGGCAGTGACGATGTCACCAAATAACGTCATATCGTTCTTCTTTTGAAATGTCTCAAACGCCACGTCGAATTTGCCATCCTTGACGATGTAATGGCTGACATAGCGTCCGGTCTCGGCCCCGCCCGGCTTAGCGGTATCGCTGGGATACAGCCCGATCTGCTTCATCATCGCCGCCCACTGCTTGTTGTGGTAGGCGTTCTTGGGCGGCTTGCCATGCTCCTGCTGAAGCTGATGGACCATTTCATGGGCCAGCGTTCCAAAGGTGTCCTTGGCCTTGCGCTCGCGGATATGCGACGGATTGAGCGCAATTTCGTGGACGGTGGTCTTGCTGCCGTTCTGGCCGAAGCGGTCAGCGCAGAAGTAGCCATAGGCGTTGCGATGACGGTGCAGCAGGATCAGGCTTTCAGACAGTTTGTTATTGAACAGTTCCTTGTTGAAGAAATTGAAGGCGGCGCGAAGTACGTCGTAGGTTTCCATAGGTTTCATAGGTAGCTCCATCGATTGCGATATCGCTACCGTATTCATTTTACATGGTACCGTCAACAACTATTTTGCGGTATTTAGGTAAGCATTAGGTGTATACATAAATACGTGTAACAGTCAAGTCCTTCTCAACCCAAACGAGGAACTGGATATGGTTAACATCGTCAATGCAACCGCTCTGGGCGGTGGCTTCCGTCACTACAACGGTTTGGTGCCTGTGAACCTTGGCAGCGGCGATGTGGGCCATGCTTCGGTCAAGATTTTCCACGTCCCAGCTGCCAACGCAGCTGCAATCTTTCGTGGTGATATCGTCGTAATGGCTGGTGCGGCAATTGGCGTTCAGGGCGGCGGTGACATGCCTTACAATGTGACTGCGCCTTCCGCGTCGGTGGTGATTGGTGGCGGCGGCGGTACCGGTCTCGGCAATGCGTCGATGGCTCCAAATGTTACACGCTGGGTACCGGGCGACGTGGCAGCTACCAGCATTATCGCTGGCGTGGTTGTCGGCTTCGGTCCTATTACGCTCTACATGGCAAAGAACGGCTTCCAATACATTCCAGCGAACACTGAAGCATGGGTGGCTGTCGAAACAGATCCGCATGTTGAAATGTACGCGACCGTGCCGACTGTGCCGGGTACTGCGTTCAATCTTAATCTCAACTCAGGCGCAGACGTAAAAGCCAATGCTGGTCAGCAATCAGCACGCTTTGGCATTTCCGGTCTTTCACTTGATCCGGCTTTTGCTCTGACGGCTACGTTGCCTCTACGCATCATTAGCAGCGGCGAAGAAATCGGCAACGATCCGACTGCGGCAGGCTTCATTGCTAAGGTCACTTTCAACAAAACACGTCACTATCGCGGTACAGCTGGCTTCGTTGCTACGTAAGGAATAACCCATGGCTGGCATCGATATTCTTAACCAGTTTCCAAATTCGAAAATGGCACAGGCTGTCGATCTGGGACAGTCGCGGTTCATGTCCACTGACAGCACGACTGCTATAACGCCTACGCAGAAGACTGGTACGGCTACGCTGACTGGCGTAGCTGGTAACACATCAACGGCGCAATTGGGGACTTTGTGCGGTCTCACCACTTCGTTTGCTACGATCATGCTTACGATAACAACGTCAGTGGCGGGCGTTACGATCACTCAAGGCGGCGCTGCGAAAAAATACATGCAAGGTGAAAGTGCAACGTTTCAAAACGTTACTCTTACACAAAACCAACTTCAGGTTTTCACTGTTACTGGTGACGTAGTGACGATCAATTATGTTGGGGTGTAACTGCCATGAACCCCGGAACCAACAACCTTGATCTTTATCGGGGTGACACTAAGCGTTGGCAATTCAAGTTGTGGATCGACGTTGCCAGAACTCAGCCGGTCGATCTTACAGGCGTAGTTGCTAAGGCTACTATTCGAGACAAGGCAGTTGGCGGCAGTTTTGAATTGCCGCTGACTTGCACTGTGACGGTACCAAACATTATCGACATGGTGTTGACTGCAAACCAGAGCAATACGTTACCAGCAGTAGGTGTCTGGGACTTGCAGCTGACTTACCCTAGTGGTGATATCATTACACCACTAAAAGGCGCAGTGACTGTAACACAAGATGTAACTTACGTTGCCTCATGAACCAGATCACGACCATTGACGTATTCCTGAACGATGAAGTCACTGCTGTTGACGTTTTTCCTGAAAGTTCAATCGTTATTGTCGATGTACGGCCTGATACTCCGATCAGCATCATCGACATTAACCTTGAAGATAAAATCACTACCGTTGACGTACATTTTGATCCGTCAACGGTAGAGATGATTGGTATCGCTGGTGTTGTCGGACCAAAGGGCGATCAGGGCATACAGGGGATACAAGGTGTCAAAGGCGATAAGGGCGACCAAGGTGATACTGGCCCTCAAGGGGCGCAGGGTGTCCAAGGCGTCAAGGGTGATAAAGGCGATAAGGGCGACAAAGGCGATAAGGGCGACAAAGGCGACCAAGGTGATACCGGAGACACCGGACCCCCCGGAGGTCTAGGTGAAGCACCTGAAGACGGCGAAATTTACGGAAGATCTGACGGCGAGTGGGTTGAAATAGATACTGGCGGCGCGGCGGTGTTCTTGTCGGACACGGCACCAGCGGGTGCCGCAACTGGCAACCTCTGGGTCGAGACTGATACCGGCTTGATGTACGTCCGCTTCGATGACGGCACTAGCCAGCAATGGTTCGCGACTTCTGGCGCGACCAGTGGCGGTCCAATGGGGCCACAAGGCATACAGGGTATACAGGGCATACAGGGTCCGCAGGGTATCGCAGGCGCGTCTACTTCCCGGTTCTTTTATCGCAAGGACAACGCTACAACAGCTTCCAATCCGGGCGACGGCAGATACCGCTACAACAACACAATACAGGCGGCAGCGACTACCGTGCTGTATTTCAGCAATCTCACGCAGGATAATTTCGACGTAACTACGATGTTCGCGTTGGCAACGCTTGACGATGATATCGTTATTCAGGATAAAAATTTAGCTTCGGATTACCAGCATTGGCGGATGATGGGACCGGCCATTCCGCATTCAGGTTGGTTTGAAGTACCGGTCGCGTATGTAGATGGCAGTGGTGTAGTATTTATCGGCAATCAGGATGTTGCCGTGCTGGTGCGTACTGTTGGTGAACAAGGCATACAAGGCCCTGTAGGTCCGCAAGGCCCTGTAGGTCCGCAAGGCATACAGGGAGAAAAGGGCGACATAGGCAACCCTCAACCGATTTATATCAGCGATACGCCGCCGCCTTCGCCTCTGGATAACATGCTGTGGTACGAGAGCGACACGTCGATGTTGTTCTTGAGGTATCGTGACGTTGATGGCGTGCAATGGGTTTCGTTGCCCGGTGGTCCTGCTGACAGTGTGCGCTACGGTGCAGCACAGACGCTGTCAGCACCGCAGAAAACACAGGCGCAGACTAACATCGCAGCAGTCGCGTATGAAACGCAGACGTTAACAGTGCCGCAGCAAACGCAAGCGCGGCAGAATATCTACGCTGCTCCGCTTGATCTGATTGCACTGACTGGCATGCAGTACAACGGTTCAATAGAAGTGAACCAAGAGTTAGCAGGCGCGGCGCGTGCAACTGGCGGTCATATTGCTGATAGCTGGGAGCTATCAAACACTGGCACGATGGTTTTATCGGCGCAGCAAGTGGCCGACGCGCCGCCCGGTCTGATTTATTCGGCCAAGATAACAGCGACTACCGGACAGGCGGTGCTGGGTGCTAGCGATTACTGGACAATCATCCACCGGCTTGAAGGCATTCGCTGTGCGCGGTTGGCGTTTGGTACGGTGAACGCACAGCCATTGACGATAGGTTTTTGGGCTAAGTCATCGCGCACGGGCGTTTTTACTGGTTGCGTTCGCACTGCGACAACTATCCGCTCCTATCCGTGGACCTATAACATTAGTGCTGCGAATACTTGGGAATGGAAAACTGTTACGGTTCAGCCTGATCCAAGTACAGCACTTGATACTGGTATGGTACCAAGTTTGCATGTGTTGTTTACGCCAGCAGTAGGCGCGACACGCGCGGGACCGCCCGGCGCGTGGTCATCTAACAATCCGACTTATCTCGGCGCGACCGGTGGCGTGACTGCGATTGCGACCAACGAGACGTTTCAGATTACAGGGATAATGCTGTTGCCCGGCATTGAAGCGCCGCCAGCATCACGGTCAGCATTGATTATGCGGCCTATAGATCAAGAATTGCTAATTTGTAAGCGTTACTTCTACAATGGCTGTCCGTCACTTCAAGGCGTTACCAACGGCAGCACGGCGTTATCCCGACTTTCGGGAAGTCATCCTGTAACAATGCGGATAGTACCAGCGTTAACGCTGGTTGCGGCCCTTCCGATTTTCGAAGGTGCAGTAGCTACAACGATAGCGTCGCTTGGTACTAATTACAGCACGATTTATGTTTTGGAGACTGAGGCAACTACTGCTGCTGCAATGACCGCTGGTCGAGCGCCAAAGACTTACCAAGGTAGCGGCGGTAATCTTTGGGTGAGCGCGAGGATGTGATGGCGTATCAATATCCTAATTCCCCAACGATAGGAGATATGGCTAACGGATACGTTTGGGATGGAGAAAAGTGGATTGCATCAAGCAATCCGGTAGCGGAAAATTTCGATACGCGATACGTCAATGTTACTGGTGATGCCATGAGTGGCAGCTTGACGCCAACCGTTACTGGCACGCTCAATCTTGGTTCAGCTTCGTTCCGCTGGGCAACGGTCTATACGTCTGACTTGGACCTTAACAATGGTGTTGGCGACTGGACTATTGTTGAAGGCGAAGATGATTTGTTCATCTACAACAACAAGAATGGCAAAGTGTACAAGTTCGCGCTCTATGAAGTTGCTCCTGCCACAGCACCACTAAAGAGGTAGCTATGGGTATCGATGTTGGTGGTTTCACGATAGCTGGTGTCAGCGGAACGCAAGCATTGAAGTTTGCCGGGTCTTCAGATGCGTTCACCATCGACACCACTGGTCGTACCTACTACCCAAATCAAGTTGGGTTCATTGCAGGTTTTAATGTGGACAATGGCTGGACCGCGCAGACTGGTGCGGCATGGACTGCACAAAAATATTTCAATGGTGTCAGTCTTAACAAAGGTAGCGGCTACTTGGCGGGACGTTTCACCGCGCCAGCTACAGGCGCGTATTTACTGCATTGGACCGGCTACCAGTACAAGGCTTCTGCGGCAGTGGGTCATTACATCCATCCGCAGTTTTGGGTTAACGGTGGCGGCACGCCAACTTCTTACCGTTTGCGAGGGTACTTCACACCGACAGGCTATGCATTCGTTGGCGAGATTGTCGATATCTTCCAGTTGAACGCTGGCGACTATGTCGAGGTAAACGTTTATTGCGCCGCTGCTGGTATCAGTCTCTATCAGTACTACTCCATGTTTGCTGGCTATTTGGTGGGCTAATGGGCATCGACCTCAACAGCACGACACTAATAAGCAGCGCCGGGTTGGTCGCCACCTTCAGCGGCAGCCAGATTATGAAGATGGGACCAACTGGCATCTTGCAACGCTACAATGCGGGTCAACCGATGTTTCGGGCGGGTGGCTCTGGTACTGCTGTTCAGACCAATGTTTCCGGCACTGTCAATACGTTTGCCACGGTCATCCTCAACGCCACCAACGTCAATGTCGGTTCGTGCTACAATACCAGCAACGGGCGCTTTACTGCGCCAGTCGCTGGTGTCTATTTGTTTACTGCGTCCACTTACTGCACTGGGACAGGCGCGGGCTGGCATATCCATGCCATGTTCTATGTTAACAGCAGTGCCACTGCGCGTAGACCTTCTGGTCCGTTGTATCGCATTCACGGTCACGGACATACTACTGGCTACATCGATGACACCGAGAGCTTTGAAATCATAGCGCTGTCCGCAGGCGATTATGTAACTTTTGAGAACTACTCTGGTGGGTTCATCAACACTTACGTTTTGCAGTACTCAAGATTTGAGGGGTATCTGTTAGGCTGATGGGTATTGATATAGGAGGCAACGCGATCACGCAAGCTAGCTCAGTGCTCGCTATCAATACTGGCGTCAGTATGAGCCTGCTGTCGGCTGGCAGTGTGGTGCGGCCAAATCAAATTCAGTTTCAAGCGTATGGCAATCAAGTAACGACGTGGGTTAACTTCACTCAGGGCGCATGGAATATAATGCCGTTCCCCAATGTCGTCGTGAACATCAATTCTTGTTTCAACACTACTACCTCGCGCTTCACTGCACCGGTCACTGGAATGTATTTCTTCCAAGCCAGTTGCTACATCCTCAAGGATGGTGCGAGCGATGGTTATTACTGGCACCCGGTTTTTTACGTTAATGGCGGGGCAAGTGGTTCGGTTAATACCGGCTATCCCAACTATCGTATCCGCAGCTATGGCGTTCCGGTTGCGAGCTATCACGATAGTCACATCACACAGGTCTACTTACTGAATGCTGGTGATTACGTCGAACATATTTGTTATTCGAATGGTGCTCCAACCAATCGTTACCACACACCTTACCAGCGGTTCACTGGCTTCCTGTTAGGATAAAACAATGGCTACAATCACAATTACAATTACAAATGATGAAATGCTGGCTTTGGAATACGTGGCAGTAGACCCAGTGGAGTGGGTCACCAACTTCACTAAGGTTCGCGCTGCTGCTGCCATGCAGGAAATTTACGAAACTGAAATGGCGCGAATGCTGGCAGACCCAGATATCAAGACCATTCCTGCCGACAAAAACGAAGTGATACGCGCTGCCAAAATTAAGAGTGCGGCAGCGCGTCAGAAAGAATTTTTGGCTAATCCTCCAATTCCGGCGGTGCCGCCCGATGGCGTTTAACTTTCCAGACAGCCCGACTGATGGTCAAGTGTTCAATCAATGGACATGGAGCGCCGCGACCGGAGCATGGAAGTTAACACCGCCACCAGCCTATACAGCTGCGGAAGCTGACGCGCGATTTGTCAATGTCAGTGGCGACACGATGACAGGTCATTTGTCGTTGCCGATTACGCCAACTAATCCCAATGCGGTGCGCAAAGATTACGTTGATGCGGCAATTGCCGCGATCCCGCCCGCAGTCTTTTTTCCGGCTGGTACGGTAATGCTGTTCTATCAAGCCGCCGCGCCGACCGGCTGGACAACAGTAACGACGCACAACAACAAGGCTCTGCGAGTAGTTAGCAGCGGTGGCGGCGCTAGTGGCGGCACCAACGCCTTTTCCACAGTGTTCGCGCAAACCGTAACCGGCAATCACACTAACTCAGCCGCGACACAAACCAACATGAACGTCGGTGTGTCGGGCACGGTGACGGTGTATCCGCTCGCAAATAGCGGCTACTATTACCACATCATCGCTGGAGGCAACGCCCTCTCGCAAGATGTATGGGGTGGTAATCCATCCTATTCGAATTACGTATGTTATTTCTACCAAGCCGCTGGCACTCAGAGTTACTACATGCAAGCCGGTAACAGCATGGCGGGCGCGACTAACAACGGCAGCGGCGGCGCGCACAATCACACAATAACGATGGCGATCCAGTATATAGATATCATTCTGGCGAGTAAAAACTGATGTTGGTTCCGCATGCCGCCAAGGGTCCGGTCTGTCCGCTGCACAAGAAAGACGTGAGTACGGTTTGCCACAAGTGCCCGTGGTGGACGCGGGTAGTTGGCAAGAACCCGCAGAGCGAAGAACTGATTGACGATTGGCGTTGTGCGGTATCGCTGCTGCCGATGCTGTTGATCGAGAACTCGCAACAGCAACGCGCGACTGGCGCGGCGGTCGAGACACTGCGTAACGGCATCGTAGATGCCGCCGAGCGAGCGACGAATATCAGGAGAATTGAGAGTGCGCGTAACAATCATAGTTGATGACAACACAGTTCATGTCGATGGCGTGAGCCGCACAGTCGATTGTACGCCGCTGCTGTCTGACAACATTCATGCTGTGCAGTGGAATACTGACCACGGCGAAATCGAATTTCGAAACACGGTGGATGTTGAGCAAGGTATTATCAATCGCGCACCGAATGAGTTTATTCGAGATTTTACACCATACCAGTCCTACGTCGATGCGTGGGAGACCGAGAATGCCAAGCAGGAATTACTGGAATATACCGTTGAGCGAAAGCGAAAAGAAGATTGGGAAGCCGGGCAAGCTGAATTGAAGCGAGCGGAGGAAAATCCGCCGCCACCGATGCCAAGGCCCCCAATGGACGACAGGGTGGCTGATGCACTGGAAATGATCCTGCAACGGCTGGAAAAGCTGGAGAAAGGATGATGGTTGAGGGTGCTAAATCGTGGCTAAAAGAAAATCAGACGCTGGTTTACTTCCTGATTGCACAGATGATCGCAATTGGCGCGGGCGCGGCGAGTAGCATCGCTTACATGGTTAAGCTGGAAACAAGAGTGTCGATCATGGAGGAACGCGGGGCGGCCTACACAGTGGGCCGCATGGATGAAATGAAAATAAAAATTGCCGTGCTTGAACATCAGATCGATGAAAACGAAGATCAGATCAAGCGTATTCGCGAGATTATGTTGCGAGACTTCGGCAAAACCCTGAAGTGAAGGAGGGTGTAATGGGTTACAGCAAAATTTGCATTAGTTCAGGACATTCGACCAAATGCCAAGGGGCCGTTGGTGTCTTGAACGAAGTTCAAGAGGCAACCAAGGTAACTGACCAACTTGCTAAAGATCTAAAATCGCGTGGCGTCGAAGTCTGGACCTTCCATGACACGGTTTCTGACGACAGTTCAGAAAATTTAAATCGCATTGTTGATTGGCATAACAGCAAGACGCGCCAACTCGATATTTCGGTCCACTTCAATGCCAGCGACAGCCACACCGGTCACGGCACTGAAGTTTGCTGGTACACACAAGAAAAACTGGCTGGCGAATTGTCGGCAGCGATTGCCCATGCCGGTCATCTGACTGACAGGGGTGCGAAGTATCGCGATAATTTATTCGTACTCAAGAATACCAGTGCCCCCTGTGTCTTACTCGAAATCTGCTTTTGCGACCATGCCGACGACTGTGCAAAGTATCGTCAAAACTTTCTGGCAATCTGCACAGCAATGGCGGAAATATTGACTGACGGTGAAGTAATTGAACCGGTGCCGCCTGAACCAGAAGGCGAATATTTATTTGAGACAACTGGAAAGTGTAGTTACTTCGGGGGACCAGATGATACAGGTGTTTCAGCTTCGGAGGGTTTGGCCTTTCATTTTACGCTCAACGAAGCCAACCAGCATTTATTCTTGCCCATCCAACCTGTTGGAACGACTGGCTTGGCGCGAAGGCTCAATGCAAAAGGCGTCCACTACATCGCATGTAGATTTGACTACGACACCACTCCTAAAGAAATGTTGGCAACTGATAAAATGGCGCTGGTAACTTCGGTCGCGACCGGCGTGTCTGCGACAGCTTTCTGTGCTGACTGGGGACCGCATAGCGACACTAAACGCGTTGCGGATCTAAGTCCCGCCCTCATGAGGGATTTGGGATTGGTGACGGACGACATTGTTGAAGTGGTGTACCCGTGGAATGGCGAGCCATGTTAGTGATGCTAGCAAAGCTGTTCGCAAAAATACGACGCTGGCTCTTACGCAAGGAAGGAAAATCGTAATGGCGAAAAAGTCCAAGCCCGCAAAACCAAAGAAAGTTGTGTGGACTGCTGCGATGAAAGAGAAGCTAAGAAAGATGAAAGAGAGGGCAGCAAAGAAATGAGCAAAAAGACCAAGCCAAATCCCACACCCAAGCAGGAAGGCCGGTCACCCAAAGTGGTCGCAACCTACTTCCTAGCCAAGCATTCCGGCTTGTTCCAACCGGGTCAGCCATTTATTCTGTCTCATACGTTATCGTCCGCTAAAACTGGAAAAACAAAAACGCTTTCTATGGATAATATTCGCTATCCTAGAGGTAAGTCTCAGGGTGGAGGGGGAAGTGGTGGCGGTGCTTTGCCTGTCATAATAAGTAATCCTGCATTTCGATCTTTGACCAGTACGACATATGCCGTGCGGAGTTCTACTGCTGTTACGGTGCCTGCGGGCGTAGTTGATGGCGACATTCTGATTGCGATGTTTGTAGCAAACCGTATTGCTGCTTCGACTACGCTTAATGCTCCTGCCGGATGGACACTGATTGACAGCAGCCGGGTCAAGGACAGCACAGGACTGACGTGTGACGCTGCCATTTACTGGAAACGGGCGTTAGGTGAGACTGGCAGCTATACTTTCACTAACACATCGGCCAGCACTCAATTGGTGGTACTGGCCTATTCAGATAATGTCGCAGCAGGGTCACCAATTGCATCTTCATCTAAAAATTTTACTACTGATCCGACTTCTTCTGGGGTGACAGCCAGTGCTTTTGCAGTGACGACGCCAGCTAACAATGCGTATGTAATTTATCTGTCGCATAACTGGGTGAACAGTGGTGCGCTAGTGCCGCCAACTGGAATGACAGAACGGTTTGATAGTTTCATCTACGTGTCAGATCAGTTGGTTGTTACAGCAGGAAGCATTGGACCGTTTTTCCAAGTTAGCGGCAATGCCGCCGCGCAGCCATGGGCGGCTTATGTCGTTGCGTTGAAGCCAGCGTAGGATGGGATAATCCGGCTTGTTCCTGCCGGGTACCCCGCTTATACTGGCCCACACCCTTCCTATGCAAAAGTCGAAGGAAAAGCCAAAATGACCAAGTTTTGCGGATTTAACGCCTTTGGTGATAGCGCGGGCGACGATCTATCAAGACAGAGCACTGAATGGAAGGGTCGCGGAGTGCTGCCCAAAGGCAAACTCAAGAACGTCCCCAGCGAGACAGCTAACATTTCTGGTGGCAACCGCCGTCTGGCTAAATCCAAGTATGGTCACGGTGGCAGTCTCGGCACCAGCTATCGCGGTCCCAACGCACTTAGCAGGGGAAAGAAATAAGTGCTGTATCGTAAAGGCGGTTCCTCAACACGTATTAACACCCAGTACGACGAGGTTTACGCTGACTTTATCGATGGCGCTACCGGGTGGCTGGCTATCAACAAAGGCGACTGGATTGCGGTCAATGTTTGCCGCGCGTCCATCATCTTCGATAACCCTGCGACTTCAGTCGTTCTGAAAGCAACTACAGCCCCAGAAGTGCAAATGCTTTTGGAGTTGAAGATGTTTGGTGGCGATGTTGATGGTGCGGCCTATCCAATCGACCAATGGCAGAATACGGTAGTTGCTACTGGTCTGCGCGGTCATCGTTCAGGATGGGTTCGTTTACGCATTCTCAATATTAATAACATCGATGGCACGGGTGTTGCCATGGCGCTGCAAATTTCACGTACCGGGGATAGCGGGGCCGCAACATGAGTGGGTTTGACACGTCACGCAACTCGTCCGGTACTTACTTCCAAGCAAAACAGTTTGGCTCTATTTTGCGTGGCTACGGTCCACCCGTTCCGCAGGCGGGCGTTGTCGGTGATATGTACATCGACGTAATGAGTTGGCAGCTGTACGAAAAACGCGATCTGAATGGACTTGATGACTGGGGCCACTATCTTTTCGTGGTACCGGCACTTTATCGATCATCCCTGAAATGGTATGGCCCGGCAGCACCCAGCAATTCTATCGGTGTTGCAGGAGATTATTTCATACAATGGGCTGGCTTCCCGAATTACGGGATGCAGCCCATGATATGGGGGCCGAAGGAATGGACTGGCTGGCCTGAAAACGGTGATGGTTCTGATACCGTTATTGCGGCCATGCATCCCGAAGTGCATCAGCTTGGCATGACGGATGAAGGCCCGGACAAGGTAGATATGGGCCTTACCCAACTGATCGCTGTTGGTCTCTTCGATGAATACAATATCCCCGTCATCGTTACTGCAAATCCGGGTGACCCCGTGTTGCGTCTTGGCACGCAGAGTTCCGGGCAACTGGTTACAATCGTCATCAATTCGCTGTACACCGCAGAAGATGAACATGCGTTATTGTAATGGTTTATAACCCGTCATCTGATTTTGTAGGTTTGTGGCGCACCATTACTGGCGGCGTTGTCAAGGCTGAAATGCCGGGGCTGGATTTTGTCGTGGCCGCACTTGGCCGCGCCGGTCTTATCACGGTGGTATTTTCTGCTACGCCGCCTACGTTGAACCAACCTACGACTGCGTGGTTTCAAACTGCTGTACCAAGTTATGCGGCAGAAGGTGCGCTGTATCTATGGAATGGCGACACTAACAGTTACCAGCCAGCCACGCCTGATTTGTTCGTTCAATATTTTGCGTTAGCCAAGCACCAGACTATCTTCGCTACAACGGGTGGACCGCCATTAGACAGCGTAGGTTCAGATAACGACTACGCTTTCAGAATGGATGAACCGGGTGGCATCTACGGTCCCAAAGTAGGCGGCCACTGGCCTTCTACGCCGCTGCCGGGCACGTCGAATGCTGACATTAGCAAAGCACTGGATTTTCTTGGTACTACGCAAGGCGGCGTTCTTTATCGCGGTGCAACAGGGTGGACAGTGTTGCCACCGGGTACAGCTGGCTACGTGTTACAGACGCATGGCCCCGGTACAGATCCGACGTGGGCGCTTGCAACTGGGCCAACAGGCGCGCAAGGCGTCAAAGGTGACAAAGGCGATAAAGGTGATCCCGGCATTCAAGGTCCGCAGGGCATACAAGGTATTCAAGGCCCCGGTGGAACTGGACCGCAGGGACCAATAGGTCCGCAGGGTATTCAGGGCTTAAAAGGCAACACAGGCAATACAGGCGCACAGGGGCCACAGGGCATTCAGGGGCCAGCTGGTGGCGTTGTGACCACGGTTGGCGCAGTCGGTACCTATCGCATAGTCAACTTCCCCGGACCGCCTTGGTACGCGGGTACTTGGATTGAAGTTGACAGGTTTACCATAAATCCGGGGTTCGGAGATCCTATATATTACTATTTCATTCTTCGCGTAGCTTAAAGGAAAGCGGTCATGACCTATCAACCCAGCACTGACTTTGTTGGTTTGTTCCGCGCTGTGACGGGCGGTGCCCAAAAGGGTGAAATGCCCGGTCTTGACTTCATGGTGTCTGCGCTCAAGCGTTCTGGCATCCTGAACGTTTCGATTGCCGGTACGCAGCCAACATCCAATCAGGCGAAGACGGCTTGGTTTCGCCCGGCAACGCCAAGCTATTCTGCGGAAGGTACGCTGTATCTTTGGGATGCAACGGGTTCTGCTTATGTTCTCGCCACTCCGAAACTGTTCTACACGTATCTGCAAGCCCAATAGGAGGTAACTCGTATGGGTGGTGATGGCGGTGACGGCGGCGACGGCGGCGACGGCGACGGCGACGGCGACGGCGATGATGGCGGCCCCGGCGCACCCGGTGGTGATACTGGTGGTGATACCGGTAGCTCTACTTCAAGCGACAGTAGTACCAGTAGTACGGCTGCGGCTGAAGGCTCATTAGGCAGCCCCGGCAGTCTCGGTACGGCGGCTGAAGGTGACGCAGCAGCGAACGCTGCGCAGGCTGCGGCTGAAGGTGCTTTAGGCAGCCCCGGTAGCCTTGGCACCGCAGCTGAAGGCGAAGCTGCGGCTAATGCTGCACAAGCTGCGGCTGAAGGCGCGCTAGGCAGCCCCGGTAGCCTTGGCACCGCCGCTGAAGGCGAAGCTGCGGCGAACGCGGCTACGGCTACGGCTGCCAGCATTGGCGAAGGTATTGGCGAGGCAGCGTTAAGCGCGGCTGACGAAGGTCAGGCTGCGATGGCTGCGCTTGCAGCACAAGTTGGCATCACCGCAGAAGTATCCAGTCTGGGGCTATTTGGTATTGCTGAAAGTCCTGCGACTACCACTGCTAACGTTAGTGTTGCTCAAGCACCAAGTGAAACGCAAACTGACGTATCGGAAGTAGCTGTAGCACCACAAACAGAAACACCGACTGAAGCAAAACCGACAGAAGCAAAACCGGCTGAAGTAACGGTAGCGCCGCAAGCACCGGTAGCATTATCGCCAGTAGCACCAGTAGCGGAATTTACGCATAACATAACAACACCTGTAACCGTTACTGAACCATCACCGCAGGCTCCTGTAGGCATACCCGGTGTTCCCGGCACTCAAAACGCGCCTGCCAATGTTTCTGTGCCCGGTACTCAAAATGCGCCTGCTAGTTTGGCTGCGCCTGCACTTGGAATGTCTTCCGTAACTGACAGCACGCTTGGCGAAGCTGCACAGACCGCTGCGGCCAATCTTGGCTATTCCGGTCCCGTTGGTTCTACCAGTGCTACGTTTGGTCCTGATCTGGGCATTGCCGTTCCGGGTGTTGGTCCTTTTGGCAATCTCGGAAAAGGTGTTGGTGTTATTGGCAATAGAAGCGGCATTGCAACTTCGGTAGAACAAGCTCGTTCTGCCATGCCGGGCGCGATTAGCGCGACACAACCAAATATCACTGTTGAGGTACAGAAGGCTCTTGATAAGCTTGCAGAAGTACCTTTTGCAAAATCAATACCAACAATTTCAGTAAAACCTACTGATCCAACAGCGCCTGTTGCGCCGCCTGCGCCTGTTGCGCCGCCCGCGCCTTCGCCTGCGCCTTCGCCTGTAGCACCGCCAGCACCAGAAGCACTAGCTCCACCGACTAATATGACGGTTTCGCCTAAAACCAGTCCTAACATTTCGATTGTTGGGCCAACGGCACCCGTTACTTTTTCACCGCCACCTATATCTACAGAACCGTTAGCACCACCTACGCCAACACCGACGCCTACGCCAACACCGACGCCTACGCCAACACCGACGCCTACGCCTACGCCTACGCCTACGCCTACGCCTACGCCTACGCCTACGCCTACGCCTACGCCTACGCCTACGCCTACGCCTACGCCTACGCCTACGCCTACGCCTACGCC